GAGCCGCCACCGCCACCGCCGCAGGAACCCCAGGTTGCGTCGTCCTTCAAGCAGTTGCCGACCGCGGTACCCGGCGCCGGCACGGAGCCGTTCACCGTGGCGCTGAATACCGGAACCGGATAGTCCTGCTTGGCCGCGAAATAGGAGTTCCACTGCGCGGCCGTGGGGACCTGACCGAACACCAGGTTAGGATTGGACTGCGAGCAGGCCGGCGCGGCCGAGGCCAGCAGGGCAGCGGTAATGATGGCGAGACGGGTCAAGAACTTGTTATTTTCCATGATTTAAACCTTTCTCACGGAGGGAAGCTGTGGAATAGCGGGGTGGTGTGGTTTGGAACGGCCTTTAAGATCGCGTAGGTATTTATTTTGCTGACGCTTATCGCAGATGCCGTACCGGCGTTGAGGATTGGATAGGCATCAATCTTGCTGGCACTCATGGCGCTAACCGTTCCGGCGTTCAAAATCGGATAGCTGTTGATCTTGCTGGATCGCTCCGACGTGTCAGTATCAGAGGTGAAAGCGTCCACCAATCCTCCACTGACGTCCGATGCTCCAGTACCAATAGCGACAGATAGACTCGATTGCGTTGAGGAGAAGGCTTGGGTTTCGATCAGCATGAAGGTGCTGGTCGTTGGAAAGATAGATGTCCATCCGCTGCCAGCGGTTGGCGTGCTGGTGCTCGCAAACCGATAAAATCCAATGATTAGATCATTGGGAAGATAGGTCTTGCCCAAGGTAATTGCGGTCGTGCCCGGGGTCGTTGGACCTGAGCTGGTACCTGGATCAATAGGTGAGGCGAAGGTAGCTCCGGAAACGCCAAAGGCTCCGCCGCGAACAAAGCCGGTATCGGAGGAAACATTTACGGTGATTGTTTCACTGGTAAGCGCGGCTGCGGCCGGTGCGGTCCATTCTTCAATTGTAAAGGTACCGCTATTCGGAGAGGTATTTGAAGTTTTCCGGAGCGTAAAAGTAAGTCCGGTAGTGCTGGTGATGGAGGTAACATGGCCGCCATTCAACAGAACTGGCACCACGATTATATCATTTGTGTTCGTCGTGGTGAGGGTAAGCGCCAGGGCGGAATTGCCGGAATGGCTTTGTACTGCGCTAAAGCCGTCCACTGCCGGCGCCGCCAAAGCGGCAGCCGGCCAGAATAGGAATGCCAGAAGAACGAGAAGTTTCTTCACGGGCGGCTCTTGACCCCGAAGTTAACACCCGCTCCCAAAGTAGTGGTTGTCCATGGAGTAGACGTATTTGGGTTCAAGGTAATAATGCGATTGGGATAATTCTGGAAAATCCCCGTTACCGCAATGTCGGAAGTGGTGTCGAAGTCCGCGCCTGCGCCGGCTGGACGACTGTTGAACCGGAAGTTGGTGATGGACCCAGTTGCTCCCTGAACCCGTGCAGATTGAACGACGGCAGGAACAGTGAAGGCACCAGACGGTAAAGACGGACACGTAAAGTTTCCGATAGCGCTGGTTGAGGTAGTGGTTATCGCCGCAGTGTCAGTGATAGTAACTGGACTCACGTCGGTATAGGCACCCGTCCAGCTCTGAGTGGTGCCCGCGCCACTCGGGAAACATGTGAAAAGATTCATGTCCCGTGTGTCAGTGTCCGCTATGATAATTTCAGACCAATATGTGCCGTGGAAGGCACTGCCATTGCTGAGATAAAACTGATTGATCTGGGTCGCAGAATCTGTCGTCACGTTTCCCGTGTAAGAACAGATATTGACGCCACCGACATATATAATGGTACTGCCTGACGTGTTGTAATTGATAAACCAATCCATCTCGGTGAGCGAATTCAATGGCCATGCGCCAAGGCTGCACGTCACAAGGTCCGTGAAGCTGCCAGCGGAATCGCGCTTTGAGATTTTTACCTGGGTGCCTGTAACTGCCCGAATTACAAGGCGGCACACCGCGTCCGGCGATATGGCGCAAAGATATTGCCCGTTGCTGGTTTCGGTGGTATTATTTTCATTTCGCTCCACCGCATGAAACCAGATGGTTGATCCAGCCGTAAAGGTGGGTGTATAGAAACGATTGTTATTCGGATCAGTTGTCGCGGTAGTGGACACTCGAATGGCAGACCGAGCGTAGCCGGTCCGGAAAAATCCGGACGTATTGCTTGGCGCGGTATCCCCTATCAAACTGAAATCCACGTCCTCCCCGCCGGCAAACAGGATGGTAGCGAACGTCGGCTGCAGTGCTGCGGGTGAGCAAAGTAAGCTCAACGCCAGCAAAAGAGAAAGTACGATGCGTTTAATGGATTGCATTTAGAGCTCCCGGCGTGATCACGATATGCGTGGAATCATCCACGTAGTAGCTGAAATAATCTCTGGCATTGGCGGCAGTGCTTAAGGCAAGACCGACTGAAACCCCACCAGGCGTTATATAATTACTGCCCCAGGTTCCAATAGTTCGGCCACCCGTGGCGTCTTGTATAATGACAATAACGCCAGTTTGTCCCGCCACCGGCGTGGTGGATGGATTGGCAAAGGTGCAGGGGCAAGCGCTGGAAAGCGTGAGAGAAAAATTCTGTCCCGTATCGAAGTTTGGTGTAGCGGTCGCCGTGGAAAGCGAAAGCGTAACGGGCGTGCCACGCTGCGCGGCCGTCCAGCTGTTATTGACGTTGATCTTGGCAATCGGCGATGGGCACGTAACCACCAGGGTGCCCGAGGTCGTGCAGTCACCGGAGAGGTCCCCATTGGTAATGGTAGATGCTCCGGAAAATTTCGTCAAATTGCCATTCGCCGGTGAACCCGTGGTGGTAACTCCACCACCGCCACCGCAAGCGGAGCCCGTGCCGGATACAATTCCGGAGGAATTAACTTGCAGGCACTGTGTGGACCCCGTGATGCCCGAAAATACCACACTGCCACCCAAGGAAGGGCTGCTGAGCACGTAGCCGGTAAGCGTGCAAAATGATGCGTTGCACGAGGAACCACTTACTCCCGCAAAGCTGCCACTGCTATTCCATTGCATCTGACCGCTGGACCCGCCGGGCGTTCCCGAGCAGGCGCTTCCAGAAACCAGGCAAATCGCGCCCGTCCCCGAAACGTTTTGCGTCAGCGCCGTTGCCACGCCCGTACCCAGGCCGGATAGGTTGTTGATCGTCAGATTCGTAAGCTGCGAACCATCCAGCGCGGGCAGAACAGCCGGAAGCTTCGGCGCCGCGTCGCTGCGCATGTAGGTGGTCGCTACCCCGTTTACCGGCGTGGAGCCGATCGTGGCCGTCGGATCGCCCGGCAGAATGACGGCGCCAGGTACCGCCCAGGTTCCATCCGCGCGCAAGAAGGCGGTGGTACCTCCCGGCGAAATGGGTACGCTTCCCGACTGCGTGGTGGTGAACGGTGGCACCGGATAGTCCTGCTTGGCCGCGAAATAGGAGTTCCACTGCACGTTGCTTGGCTGCTGGCCATTATATAGATGCGGCGAGCTCTGCGCGAGCGCTGAATTAGCGAACGCCAGGCCAATCAGCAATGTTAAAAACCCAAAATAATTTTTCATTGCGAACCTCAGAGGAACTGGCCACCGTTTTGCTGATTGGTACCGGAACCCGGAAGTCCGGTAACCCCTTCAATCATGCCGTTATAGGTGGTGCTGTACTTTAGACCAGTCGTAGTTCCAACGTACGTGTTACCTACAAATTGAATGTAGCCGTACTGGGTAAAGACGCCGGCATTTGAAAAAGCTGGCGTTCCTACGAATGTCAAGGTTCTGCTGATAATGGTTATCGTGCTAGGACCAGCCACCGCAGCCCAGGCGTTGGAATTTCCTTGAATGGAAATATTGCCACCGCCAATGATTATGCCACCGCTATCCGCGTCAATATGGAAAGTACCGCCGATGCTGTTAAAAGTAACTGAAGTTGAGCCAATACCGATAATGATAACTGCGTTGCTCTGAGCAATTACGCCGCGATCACTGAAATTAGACTGTACTCCAGCCACCGTGAAAGCCGCGACCGCCGTACCAGAGATAGGTATGGCTCCAGAAAGAATGGTTGTGGAGCCAGCACCGATGAAGCGAACGCTGTTGGGACCTGCAGCTCCCGGGAAAGGCCCAGAAACCCCAAGCACTCCAAACGTTCCGGCGCCGATATTGACGGTGAGAATCTGAGCTCCCACGTCCACATATTTTTGAATGAAGTCTGCCGCGCGTTGCGGCGTAAGCCACGCGCCACCAACGCTGTTGGCAAGCCCAGAATTATTGTCGTTGCCATCCGCGCGAACGTATAGGTTCGTGGCAGCGGAGAGCTTCCACCTCCGGACGCAAATCCAGTTCGCCGCGGTGGCAAAATCATCCGGATCGGTGAGGTTGTTATCGGCCGTGCTCTGCCACACCAGGCCCGGATAGTTGGCTGAAAGCAGGCACGCACCGTTCGGATAGCCTCCGATCGCCGTCGCAAAGGCCGTGTTGTAGAATATCGGCCCCCCTGCCGCATGCCATTGGTTCCACGAAGTAACCTGAAACATTAGGCCATTGAAATCTACTCCGAACGGCGGAATACCGCCGCTACCTCGCGGCAGAAAATTTACCGCTGGAAAGCCGACGTCAAGCGATGCGCGCCCCGGGGTGGGCGTGGTCAGGGGGATCGGGGTGGAGATGTACGGGCCCGGCGCGTTCTTGGCGAAGGGGATTTCGAACCGTACGGGAATATCGGTCAGCAGCATTTCAGTATCCCTTTAAGGATTGATGACGACGATGGCATTTACGCCAGTCGGGGTTGGAAGCACGCCGGAGTTGTTCACGATAGCGAGCTCCACCGGTGTAAGAGAGAACTCGAATACGTAGCGCATATTCATGCTAGAAAAAGCCTGGCCCGTATAGAAGGGCTCCTGGTCAAATCCCTGGCTGAAATCTTCGCCGGTTTCGGCAAAACCGAAATAGTTTGAATCCAGGCCGTCGCCCTCCTGCACGTAGGCCTTTCCGCGGAATGGGAAAAGATTCATGAGGAGCTGGTTTATCGCCGGTATGGAGCCGTCGCAGATATTGGCGGCAGCCTTGGCCAGTAGCAACAGTCGATAGGCGCTATCCGTGAGGGCATAGTTGTCGGTAACGGGCGGACCGTTGTAGAACGGCTCCTGATCGAACCCGACCAGCGTGTCATCATTAGCCTCGGCGAAACCGAAATAGCTGCCGGCGTCCACCGGTAGCGTGCGGCTGATACCCAGAATGCGGCCCCATACGTCCAGGCCGTAGCCCTCCGCCGAATCAATGCTCCACATCTTGGAGAAGAAATCCTCGATGTTTATCGTTTGGTCGAGGTTGTTAAAGACGTTCTCAATTATCTGCAGCAGGCGCGGGCTGTTGGCATACTGACTGATAACCGTATCCTGCCAGTTGAAATAGCTGCACCGACCGATTTGGCTGTTGCCAATGTCGAATTCGCCGATCGGCGATGGCGGCTGACCCGCTGGGAAAAAATAGCTCGGACTTACTTCAATGGCGCTTTCACCAATATCGAAGCTGCCAATGGGACCTGCTAGTGGTGCCATTAAACTACCGTCACCGTAATTTCCGCGTCAGAGGTCACTGGAACCTCATCGACGTCTAGCGTAACGGAATTTTGATCCGACGCGCTCACACCGATCTGCAGGGTGATTATCTTTACCCAGGAGCCAAGCGCGTTGATGGGACAAATGAAACGTGAAGCATAAATGGTAGAGCCGATACGAGCGCGTGGGCCGCCATCCTCACCAGCAAAAGCGCTGATGATAGCTGCTTGAATTTGCGACGCCGCGTCGGCCGGCACATCGGGGCCGCTGGCGATTTCCACCGCAAACAGGATCGGAATTTCGGCCGGCCGCTCAAAGGTCACCGTATAGGCCGGATAGGGCGCGGTATAAACCGGGCTCGTATCGTACACCACCACGTCCGTATCGCCGTTATAGGAGCAGCCAGGCGACTTTTTCGACCAGATGGCCTGGGCAACGTCCTCATTGGTACCACCCACCACCGCCACGTAAATGGAATGCGGCGCCAGCGTTACCCCGCGATACATGAGCGGGTCATCCTCGTCGTTCTGATAGGCAAACGCGTCCAGCACACCCGAAACGGACAGCACGGCGCCCAGCACCGACTGGATTTGCCCATTAGAGTTCTTGGCTACCGAGGCGGCGCGCCGCGCCTCAAAGGCCTGACGGCTCTCCACGTTGCGGCCGAGCACCCCATCCAGGGGGTTGTTGATCGTATCCCAGCCCGGAACCGCGATGTAGATGCGGTTGAGCGAATCCGCGGGGCAGGCAATGGGGCCATTCACCGTGCAGGAAAAGGCCAATGAAATTGTTCCAGTTTCGTCAATGGTACCACCATCGGTACAAACGTAGATATTTCCGACCTGATCGATAGCCTGCGCGCCGGGCTCGATCACCGTTCCCTGCGCGCCCACACAGTCGCATTGGACCGTGGTGGGAAGCGCCGGGTTGCGGGTCAGATAGTAGATGCGCGCAATGGCGTCCTGAAAGCGGCCGGAGTTGAATGCGGGGTCCATCTCCTGCGCCAGCGCGCAGAACTCGGCTTGCGTATTGGCAATAATGGCTGCCGTGCTGTTGGCTAGCTGTCCTTGCGGGGTAGCCTGGTCGGTAGCAAAATTCAGGTTGCCGCCAAAGGCACCCTGATAATCTTGCTGCACGCCCGTTAAGATCGCGTCATCCGTTTGAGGAATGAAGCCACGATCCGTGAACAGCGGTGGAGGAACGTTGGTAGATAGAGGGATGGACATTTTTAAAATACCGCCTGGCTAATTTGACCGGCTGCGTTGGTAACCTGGACCTGACCCCCAACTATCCGATCTACAACGGAAGTGATAAGGCACTTGGCCTTGGTAACGTTTGGTACCGTTAGCGCCGCGGCCTCAAACTTGGCCCGCATGAGTGATAGAGGTGGCGGCGAGGCGCCGAGAATTTGGGTCCAGTAGGGTACGCCCGGAACAACGTTGTACCAGAGCTCGCCCTCAAACAGCTTGATGGCGCTGGCAGCGTCCTGCGCAAGCGCATAAGGCTCGCTCGCCCGGGCGATATTGCCGCTGGCATCCACCACCAGGTCCCAAGTAAGTGTATCGAGCAGCAGCGTATCCGGCATTTACGTCCCTCCCGTCGGTGGCGCGGTATGCCCGCTGCCGGTCTGCACGCCACCGTGGTCATGGCCGGTTAGCGTCACGCTGGAGCCCGAGCCCGACTTGGCGGTAATTTCATCCTTGGCGTCGATCTTTTGCGCCTCCGATACGTTCTGGTCCCGATCAAATAGTACCCCATTGATCTTTATCCCGTCCGTATCCATCACGATCGTGTTGGAAAATTTGTCAACGAGCTCCATGCCGTTAGGAGCTCCATCGTCGTCCAGCAAAAAGCGCACATACTGCTGCGGCGCGTCTTCGGCCAAAACCGTGAAGAGATAGAGCCCATCGGCCAGGTCCCCGCGCCGGCGTGAGCCGGGATTGCCTACCTTTTTGGTTTTCTTCACGGTGGAGATGTCGCGATCGGAAATTACCGCCACGCCCAGATCGCCCTTGCAGGGATCGCAGATAACGGCGTTGCGACCACCCTGCACGCGAGCGTAGGGCAAGCCGTAGACCTTGCCGTGCTCGCTTCCCTTCATTAGGCCATCCACCATGTTCACGATCGGCGTGACGTCTACAAATCCAATAGGTGAAACGCCACCCGAATTGGTGCATTTCTCCACGCGCACCAGCGTGCAGGTTCTAAACAGGCCCTGGAGCTGCTTCACCAAAAAGGTGATCGCGCCGAACTGGGAGGTGCTGCCGTTTAAACCGAGCTGACCGGGATAGCCGGCGCCCGACTTGCTGGGAGTGGCTATGACGGCACCATTGGGCCCAGCCCGAGCGGCGCTGCCTGAATAAATGAAAACCACGGCCCGCGCGGCGTCTGGGCAGAAAGGCGATGGTTTAGATCGAATACTACCCAGGTCGTTTGCTTCTTGTCCTGGCTGACGCCCTTGCCGTTGGCCGTCTGGTTTAGCGACTTGGCCAAAACGTCCCCCAGCGAGCTCTCCACCACGATCTTTTTTCCAAACCCTATGGAGGGGTTGTAGGTCGTGCGCAGGGTGATGCCGTTCGACGAAAATTGCGGATAGAGCACCATGCCGGTGTCCTTGGAAATTAGCGGCGCCTGGCCGCCACGGGCTTCACCGGGATTCCAGATGGCTAGCGTGCCATCCTCCATGCCGTTCCACTGACAGCCGGCCGCCTCCACCACCGCAAGCGCCTGCGTCCGAGGAGACCCATAAAAGTAGGACGGCGGCAAGACCGTCGTTACTCCATTGTTCTCAAAGGGCACGCCCAGTTGATTGGCAATCCCCGCCAAAATGTCGCTGGCCTTGGTCGGTTGCGGAAAGCTCTGAGGATTAGTCGGCGCTACGGCGTCAATTAAACCCGTATGCGCCTCCACCCGAAAGGCCACGTCCGGCAGCGACGAGAAGTCGGGATAGGCATTGATAATGGTTCCGGTAAAAACCACCGTCATTCCATCCGCATCGCCAGCCTCCACCTGCACGGTATTGCGGCGAACCGTCGTGGCGACCAATCCCAGCGTTGAAAGTTGGTTCATCATATCCAAGGTCATACCATAGACCTCAATATTTGCGGTGCTCATCGCCACGCCACCGGCGCGCCGAATGTCAACGATAGCCCGTAGTCCCTCCAGCTTGGACTGGTTCTTGCCGGTATCGCCAAAAGTTCCGGTACCCAGCGCAAAACTGATGTTGATCTTCTTCTGCTTAAAGGCCATCAGCCAACACCCGCCGGCAGCTCCTCAGCCGGCACGTAGATCAGCGAAAAGCGCTCGCCCAGGCCGGTATAAAATGGATCATCCGAACCTTGGCTATCGTTGAAAAAGAAGTCACCCGAAAAGCCCAAATAAAGGTCCTGTACGATGCGAACCTGGTTGCGGCAGATTACACCACCAATCACAAGCTCATCGTTCACCGACAAATTCATGAACAAGCCATAAAGCTTCTGATAAAGCTCAATCTGACACGCCTGGTTTGCCAGGCTGATCGTGAATTTCTGCGAGGCAACTGCATCCAGCGGAACAAGCAGCATCAGAGCAACGTGTTCAACAGCGCCGTACCGATGGCCATTGTATCTTGGGGCGGAACGGGCTGCGCCTGCTTGGTACCACCACTCTTGACCGGCTGCGCGCTAGCCGCCTTGGGCGCCGGGGTTTTGGTGAGGGCCGGCGCGGCGTTGGGATCGGTGCCCGCGGTCTGGCTGAAGGTAGCCGTTGCCGTGGCGCGAATTTCCTGCAGATAGACCTCCACCACCATGAGCCCAACGCCGTTCTGAGCGGTCTGGCGATAATCCACATGCGTGATGTTGCAGCTCTGGTACGTCTTGGTGGGTGTTACGACGTCGTAAAGCTCCAGGTCCCCGGCAATGTCCTGGATGGACTTCAAGAAGGCAGTCCTGGTTTCCAGCGAGCCGCCGCAGGAGAAGCGCACGCGCGCGTCAAACGGCAGCTCCACCTTGTCGTAGCTCTGAAAGGCGCCCTCCTCCACGGGATAATCGGAGATGGTCCAATCCTTGCGGTAATCAAAACCAATGACGTTATCGGCCTCCACCACCGACCGGCTCGACAAGAAGATGCCCCACTCGGGCTCCCCCCTGAACGCCGTGGAGGTGACGGATTCCACCCCGTCTGCCAGCGTCGCGTCATCAATTCCGGCGTCTATCGCCAAGTCGTCGCCGACGTTTCCAAGCAGCTCGGCGGTATTGTCCACCGTTCCAGAAATAAGGCTTATCGGACCTGTAGGGTTTGAACCGATGGTGTTAACCAGCGAGGTAAGATTCCCCGTGATGTCGGCCATCGGCATAACAAACGGATCAAACAGGCTGGAGGGGTAAGCTGTAAAATTGCCATTTACAACGTTTACCAGGCTCAGCGCGCTTTGAATTTCAGCCGATACGGTGCTCATCGGAAGCAGGGGGGTGCCGCGGGCAATGGCGCTGACGCCGGTCATAATGTCGGTGGCCTGGTCCACGTTGCCGCTCACCAGCGCAATGACGCTGGGTGGGAGGCGCAGCAGGCCGGGAACGCCCGGAACGTCTGGAACCATGGGGTAATACATTTACGTTGGCCCCTGGTTGGCCATTTGGGCGAAGGAGCCGTAGAGCGCCGGCGCGATGTCGCCGGCGATGCCCTTGGCGTCCTCGGCGCGCGTGTTTATAGTCATGCTGCCTACGCGCACGTCGGTCGTGTTGGTATTGTTGGTTTGATAGCGATTGCCGGCAATGCTGGAGGCGACGGAACTGGCCGGTACCGAGGCGGTACCCGGAGCCTTGACCAAGGCCTGAGCGATTGCAGCGCGCAGCTCCCCTTGATCACCGGCGGGGCGCTCGTAGAGCCGCGAGAATACGCGCGCGGCGGAACCGGCATCTTGGGTTCCGGCCAATGCGGCGCCGGCGCCGCGCTCCGAGGTGCGGAGCTCGTAGTTGATGAAGGCAAGCTGTTCGGCGTGCGAGGAGTTTCGAATATCCTTGCCGGCCCATGCCTTGAAGCGGGCCTGGCGATCGGGGTGCCATTGGCCTAGCCCATAGGCGCGACCATTATCGCCCACGGCACCCGCGTCGCCGCGGCTCTCGGCCTGAAGGTTGGCAACAATTCCGGTAGCCTGCTCGCGCGACCAGCCGTAGCGCGTTAGAATGTTAATGTCGTCCGCTTGGGTTGGACCGCCCTTGCTGCCGTAGGTGGTGCCGCGAGCCGATGGCGGCCTGGTGTTATTTACGATGCTCTTGGAGGCAGTATCCGTATCATCGCTCATGCCGGTCCAGAGCCGCTTCCACCATTTCGCGATGGAATCCCAGTTGCGGTACAGCAGAAAACCGGCAGCGGAAATAAGGGCAATGCCGGTGACGATCCAGCCAATGGGAGTTGATTCGATTGCCAGCGCCAGGCCAAAAAAGGCCTTGGATAGCGCGGGAAGCGCCGTAGCGGTCATCACCGCCATTCGCAGCAATAGCCCGGTGGAAAGTGTTGTAAGCCCGGCAAAGCCGGCAGCCACGGCCGTAAGCGCCGAGCCGGCCAGGTTTACCAGCAGCGCGCCACTGAGCAGTAGGGTTACACCCGTAAGCGCGCCGAAGACCGCGGTGGCGGCGTTCGGGTTGTCGCCAGCCCAGCGCGCCACCTCCTCCAGCATTCCCGCCACCGCGGTCAGCGCTGGCGTCAGCATGGTCAGAAGCACGGTGCCGACGCGTTCGGCCTGGTTTAAAAAGGCATTCCAGGCCTTCTGACGCTCCTGCGCGGCCTTGATGTCCTCGGCCTGGGCTCGCGCGAGCTCGCGCTGGCTGTCAATCAGCTTGCGAATGGCCGGCGGCCCCTGCAGCAGGATGTTTATCATGCCGGGGGATATGCCCATATTGTTAAGAAACGCGGTGGCCTTGGCGGGCTCCATCTTGCTGACGCGCTCGGATAGCTCCAAAAGCAGGTCGCTAACCGGCTTCATTTGACCCGAGGCGTCCGTCATGCTGAGACCCAGCGCACGGAACCAGGGCACCAGCGTGGAATCTCCGGTAATGGAAAACTGCTGGAACTGCTGCACCAGATTACCAAAGGTGGCATCAATATCGCGCGCGTCAACCCCCATCAGCTTTCCGGCTGCGCGCCAAGAGGCAATCTCCTGCGCGTTTTGGCCAATGGTCTTGGCAAAGCGACCCAGCTCCGCGTTGCTGTGGGTAACGTCGGCGGTAAATTCCTTCAATCCGCGGCCTGCAGTGAATGCGGCAAACAGCGCCAGCACGTTGTTGCGCAGGCGCGTGATGTATTGCTCGGCCGACTTGGCCGACTTTTCAACCTCCTTGCCGGTCTTTTCCGCGCTCTCTTTGGTCTGGTTGAAGGTCTCGGTGACCTTCTTTCGGCCCGCTTCCAGTCCCTTCGCGTCAAAGCCAAGCTCAACTACGAGCGCGTCAATAATGGTTGGCACTACTTATGCTCCGCCAGCTTGCGAGCTACGCGTTCGTTATGCGCGTTCACCGCGGCAATTTCCAGCAGGTCATAGAGGTCCTTTACTCCCAGCACGGTGCTCAAATCTGCCCAGCTCGCTAGCCCCGACGACGAAACCGCCGAGAGGGCCGGTGAGATGTTGACTGGGCGGAGGAATTGCCGGGTTTCTCGTCCGTTCCCGAGCTCGAGCCCGTCGAGGGGAGCCCGGGAAATGAAAAACCCGTGTGCAACGTCCAGACCTCCGCGCGCAAGGTGAGCCGCGTGCGCACCTCCTCCGTGTCATCTGAAACGAGCGGCCGCACCACGCTGAGGTTTTTAGGATCGGGAATGCGTTCTATGCAGGCAAACATCTCGTCCATCAGCAGCTTTACCTCGGTAAACTGCAGCTTCCCAAGTTCCGTCAGGCCGGCAGTGGCAATACCCTCCATGCCGGCCGTTCCCTCGGGAAGCTCCACGCCCGCCTTGGTGAGGGCCATGATAGCTCGCATGGCCCACTCCTCGCCCCGTTCCGCGGCCATTTCGGTAATGCGGAACATTTTTCCCTGATCGCGGCCCTCGGCCTTGATCGTAACGTCCTTAGTTCGGCGTGCCATCTCGTCTCCCTACGATTAGGCGGTGAAAAACTCCTTAGACGGGCGCGGGGCTCATCAGGTTCCAGAGGATGCCATAGCGGCGCGGCTGAATGAGCTTCTTGGTCGCCGGAATGGGCGTATAGCTCTGCAGCACGCCCTTGGTCAAATTCCACTTCTGACCCAGGGCCCGCAGCATCACCACCGCATTGGCGAAATAAACGTCGGTCTGCGCCTCTTGAACCGAATACCAGTTGTCGAAGACGGCATTGGAAGGTGAATCCGACTGCAGCGCGATGTTCATGGTTTTCGGAACCCAGACGAAGCCAGCCGACATGACTCCATCGACACCCATCAGGGTTTCCACGTTCTGGATGGCTTCGGTGTCGAAAACGTCGTCAGCCGCAAACCCCTGAAGATACTGCGGCTGATCGTAGAGCCCCGGAATTTGGAGCTGAATAACGGCGGTTGCGCCGGTCAAGGAGGGCATGGATTAAATCCTCTCGGTTCGGTTGAATTACTGCACTTCGATCGAGTCGAGCACGATCTTTTGGACCGAGCCGCCATCGGCGTACCAGAGGGTGCAGGGGGGAGAGCCGCGCTGGGCGCGAACCTGCGGGCTGGCATCCTTCACCTGGAGATACCAGCCGCGCGTCTGCACGACGGGTGCCACATCGGCGCCGGCGGCCAGGTTGATTTGCTCGATCTGCGAGGCCGATAGCGTTACACCCGTGCGAATGGCGCCGAAGTTGAGTGCGGCGTTGATCGGGTCCATGCAGAAGGCTTCGATGAGCGCGTAACCAGCCGAGTTGTACGGGATGGATTTGGCGCTCTGCATGCCGGTAGCGATGGCCTCCTGCAGCGCACTGTTCAGCCAGATTTGATTGATGTAGCTGTCCAGCCAGTCGAAATCGCCCGATACCGAGCCATCATAGAAGATATTGAACTGGTCGGAGCGCGTGGCATAGGCGCCGTAGAAATTGTAGCCGTTGGCCAGCAGGTTGTTGGCGCCAAACTGGTTGGTGACGTCGGCCACCAGGCCGTCCTGCCGGCGGAAGGCGAAGGTAATGCGGCCATTGGTGCGGGTAAAGTCGATCGAGGCCGCGGTACCGCAGATGAAGGCGGCCTTGTCGAAGCTCGGGCCCCAAATCAGGCAGGTACCGGAGATGTCGGCCGCCGCGATCAGCGCACCCAGGCTGGTGGGCGCCGAGCTGCTGTTGAACGGCGCGGCATCGGGGTCCCAGCAGATAAAGGCAAACTTCTGGTTCTGATCGCTGTTCCACTGGGCGAAGGCCAGCTTGTTGGTGTTGGCGCCGCCGGTATCGGGATCGAAGGTCAGCGCGAAGGTCACCCAGTTCTGGCTGAGGTTGTCCACGATGTTATCCATGAAGGCATCGGGCGTGGCGGCATCGGCGCCCTGGCTCAGCACCGCTCCGGTGGCCGAGGTCAGCAATAGAGCGGTCGCCGCAGCGCCGCTGCCAAAGGTAATGGTGGAGGTGGCACCGGTCGTGGAGCTCGTGAATACGAACGCTCCAATGATGCTGTCCCAGGTTACGGTGAAATTCGGCGTGGTAAAGGCGGCCTGGATCAGGGTTGCAGCGTTGGAGAAGCTCGTGGCTGCGGCCAGGTTGATCGCCGAGGAGGTATTCAGCGTGCCGTCCACCGTAACGGCAATCGTGCCCGAGGTCACCGCCTTTACCTGGTTGAGCGTCAGGCCCGATCCACCCCGCATGAAGGCCGCGACGTCGGCGGTCGGATACTGCGTGAACAGGATGGATGCCGGAATCATGGAACGGCCCACAAAGCCGGCGAAATACTTGGTGGCGAAGGTATCCTCATTGGACCCGGTACCGAAATAGGCGCGAACGCTCTCAGCGTCGGCAAAGGACTGCACGGCGCCGATCGGAACGCGGGCGCTGTCGGTCAGCACCATGGCGATAACGTCCAGCGATTCGCCGCCGGCGCTCAAAACGTTGGGGTTGACCTGGACCAGCTCGCTGGCCGGAATGCTATTGACAAGGCTCATTCTTCACTCCTCACGGGGGATAGGTGGCATCGACATTGATAAGGCCAACCGCTACCTGGTCGGCAAATTGCTGCGGTGCCCGCACCGTAGCGTTTACTTGAAGATAGACGTCAACAACCCAGCGGTTTTCAACCTGGCTCTGATCGTTGTTGAACGGCAGCTGACGCGGATCGTCGCAGTAGAGCGGCAGCACGTTGGGATTGGCTGCCTTGAAGAAGTCAAAGGCCTGCTCATCCCAGAGCATGGTTGAAATAATCTGGGAGAGGTCCGCGCTGGCTTCGCCGTGCACGTCCAGCTGCACCCGGAACTTGGTGGGCTGTAGCGCGCCCTCCTGGCCCGAGGCAAACTTGGTACCCTCCACCGGGCTCTCGCCAATCACGAACTCACCCACGTCGGAATGCGCGTCGACGTCAGGCGCCGCGGAGAGCTGATACACGCCAACCCCACCAGGATCACCGGAAAGCTGGCTTAAAATGGTAACCGGCGTACCCAGATCGAACGAGGGTGAAAAAATCTGCGCTGGAGTGACAATTACCCCGATCGCCACCGCCGTTACCGTTAGCTGGTCATTGCTGATCGAAGCGGTAAAGGCGCAGTCCAAAAAGCTGTCACGGTTCGTTGAGAGCCGTACCCGGTTTCCCGGTGTCATCAGCACAAAGGCATCGGCCGCCACCTCGGGCACACGATTGCCCTGAGCCTGCAGCACGGGCGCCGGCCCCACGATGGAATCCAGATAGCCCTTTAAGACCGTGAGGGTCTCCTCCTGGGTGGGGGAGACGAGCAGCGCCATTTAGCGATAATAAAGAATGTTGATTTTCGCTCCCGAGGTCTGCTCGATGAAACGAATAGCGCTCAAGGTCCCGTTGTAAACCAACGGCTGGCCGCTCCCGGTAACGGCAAGCGGCGCGCCCACCGTAGCGGTGGGGTTCGTGCCATCGTCGCGATAGCGCACCGCCTGGGCCTCCACATAAATCACCGCCTGAGTGGCGCCACTGGGTACCGTGAGGGCCTGAGCGGTGCCCAGCGACGTAATCTGCTGATAACCGAGCGGTACCTGCTGCACCCAGCCGTCCGCGCTCGCCACGTCGGCCGAAAGGCCCAGCAGGATCGCGCCGAACAGGAAAGAGAGAAAACGGTTCATAATAAAGCTCCTACGTCATATCCGGAAAAGCCAAGACCAGCATCGCCGTCACCATCGCGGCCCACAAATCTGAAAGATAGCGCATGTTCAGCTCCCATTTTGAAGGGTTACGGCCACCTTGCACCAGTATGGCCACTGCTCCAAGTTCTGGGTCACGAGCCATAGATGATTTTCGGAATCCGTTATAAGGTCACCTCCCTTGGCGTCAGCCCGAACCACGCCGTCAACCGTTCCATAAAGGTAAACGGCGCGACGCATACCATTCTGGTTTATTCCATCAAGCTGCTGCAGGTCCTTAAAGGTCAACGCCTGAAACTGCGCTCGAATCGACTCTACCGGCGAATAAGCCGGCGTAGTCTTGCCGCTCGCGCCGATAGTGAAGCCGTTGCTGCGCTCATAGGCTACCGTTACGTCCTCGTTGACGGTTGTAATGGCACCGCGCACGATACCATGAAGATTCAACCCACCACCAACCGTCACTTAATTTTCTCCGCCACCACCTGGTAGGCCACGCTATTTATCATGTGTCCCGTATCAATGAGGGGCTTGTCAAAGCCCTTCTTTTGAATGGTACTCGGCGCCAATGGCGGCGATACCAGGTCGCGAATGCTCTGCTGCAGCTGGCCCTTGATTCCCTCTCCAACACGCTGCAGCGTCAGTGGAATGTTGTATTTCGTATCCTTGAGGTTCCTTCGCACGGCTTCCGGCCACTCGCCGCTCTTGGCGTCGAGCATGTTGCGAAAAAACGGCCGCGGCAGCTGATAGTAAAGATCGCCCTTCCCGCTGGCGCTTTCCTCTAGGTTGCCACGAACCATGCGGCCGTATTCGTTATAGAACGCCACCTCCGCCACGGTCTGCCCGTCGGGGTAGGTAGCGCCCTCCAGAAAGCCGACGCGCACCTTGCCGGGCTGCGAGAGGTCGGCGGCGATTTGCTTGAGCGCCGCCTCAAACTTCTCGCCGCCCTTTACCTTCATTTAGGCTTGCGCGCTCGGGTTGGCGGGGTCCTCGACCGGAGCGACCTCCTCGACCGGAGCGACCTCCTCGACCGGAGCGACCTCCTCGACCTTACCCCCCTGCTCCACCTGCGGCGCGCGCTTCTCCGCCTCCGCGCGCTCCAGCGCGGCGCGCTCCGCCTCCTCGCGCAGGCCGGGCACGCCCAGCAAGAGCTGCACCAGCCCCTCCAGAACCGTCACGCGAGCATTCAACGACTTCAGCTGTGCGTCCAAATCCATGATCCACTCCTAGTTGGAAAAAATGACCGGAAAGGTCGGGTTGTAGGTACCGGCAATCGCTGCGTCCGTCAGGAAGCTGCGATACCGGAAGGTGCGATAGGGCGCCGAGGCCGCCCAGAAGGCCGAGCCGTACTTGGTTTGCTGAAACCACTGCACGGTACCCGGCGGATAATTGTTTTCGGTGCTGACGTTCACCGAGCCCTCGGCCGCGCTGCTGATGCGACCCACGAGCTGCGACGCGCCGCCGCTCTGGGCGTCCCCATAAAGCAGGAACGCCCAGTGCGCGGCGAGCAGGTTGAGGAGGCGCTGCTGCACCGCTTCCTTCGTCACGGGCCCAGTTCCATCGTTGCGACAGAACTGCGTGGCCAGGTCCCAGCATGCGTTATACTGGTCCGACGTGATATTGGAGAAGTTGGGAAAAAGCAGCAGCCACGCGGCGTAGTCCGGCGTGGCGATGGCGCCTCCGCAACCCATGATTAGGCAGCCGCCGAGGCAGGCGCCGTCATGGGCATGGTGTCGTTGTTGGCCTCGTCGCCGTCGTTCTTGGACAGCTGACGCACCTTCTTCGGCACGCGGGGGTCCTTCTTGGCGGAATGCATGCGCAGGGGGTGGAGGCCATCCCAGACGGTCTGCTGGTCCTTGCCCTGGGCCGCGGCGTCGGCTTCATCCGCGTGAATGAAGATGAGGTTGTTCTTCACCAGGTCGTGGTCCTGGTTCTGCTTCAGCCATTCCTGAATGAAATCGGCCGGGACGCCCTGGGTCAGTGCGTACTGGCCGATGATGCGGTGCGGCTGCACCTGGCCGAACGCGGCGCCGCCATAGCCCTTGATTGCCACGGTTCCCGCTTCCAGGTTCGGGAAGAACTGCCTGACTTGGCGCGGACCCGAGGGGGTCTGCTCGGTAACCTCCTGCTCCTTGAAGAGACGCAGGATGAGGCCGCTGGGATGCTTGAGGCCAACGGTCACGGTTTTCGCGAGCGCCAGCTTCTGTTGGGTTTTGCTCATTGAAATTCTCCAGGCGACGGGAGCCGGACTCCTACCGGCCCCGCAAGACGCCAAGGGTTGGAGTTACACGCCCACCATCGAGGAAATGGCGAACGCCTGCCGGATGACCGCACCCCAGGTGCCGCCCGAGACCTTCTGCTTGAAGGACGAGGTGGCCTTGATGAGGTTGTGCTGGCGCATCTTCTCGTTGAAGGCCGCAAAACCGGTCTCCTGACCGTCCACGCGACCCGCGATCAGCTGCACCAGGTTGCCGGCCGCGACGCCATTGGGATTGGCGGCAGAGACCACGCCATACTGCACGGCGGTGATGACCTTCATGTTGGGGAAGTTCTTCTTCAACAGGTCGGTCACGTTGACGCCGAACGAGTTGGTGGCGGTAAGAGCCACCTCCGAGGTCGGCGACATGGCGAGAGTCATTTCCGCGTTCTGGTCGATGGTACCACCAGCCTGGGAAACCAGCTGGAAGAACAGCGATTGAATGTCGGAATAGACCTCGTTGGCCGTCGCCACGATCTGGGTGCCATTGATCCATTTGACGCCGCCTGCGGCCTTGGTGGCCGGGGTAAGGGAGGCGGACAGGTTGGGATCGTTGAGCAGACCATAGTTCTGCAGGCCGGCGATGCCGAAGAAGTAGGACAGGTTCTGAAAGCGGTTCATCACGCCCGCTGCCGCCTGGTCCAGGCTCGACACCCAGTTGATCTTTGCCAGACCGGCACGCTCGAGCTCGCGCTCGCCGTATTCCTTCATGATCTGGAAAAGATACGACTGGCGCTGCGGCCAGTTGACGTTCAGGCCGCTGCGCCCGTTCTCCGCGAAGTCATCGTACGAGGAAACCTCGCCGGTGTCTTCGGTGACCGGGAACATGATGACGTCATCCAGCCAGGTACCCTTGCGCTTTTCACCGAGAATCTCGGCGGCCTTGGTCGGCGAGAACAGCACCTTGATGACATCGGGGTCAATCAAGGTGGTGAGCATTGCCGGCACGGCGGAGTTCGGGTCCGTGACGAGGGAGGGCTGGGCGTCAAAGGCGAGCGTCCAGTCCTTCTTGGCGCCGGTCGGCAGGTACGACTGTACCGCCGGCAGGCTGATACCCAATTCTTCGAGATGCGGACGATCCGACTCGAAGAGGGCTTGTGCTTCAATCAAATTCATTGTTCAGTTGCTCCTTCTCGAGTTGGCCGTTAGCCGACCGGATGCGTGGTGATCTTGACCAGCTCTCCGGCCAAGCCGGAACTGACCGCGTACCACCGCGTTTCGATGTTGACCGCCAGCACGTTGATCGCCTGCGAGGCAACCACCGTGTTGTTGTCCACGATGTAGGTGCCGGCGCCGCCCGTGCCGGTGCCCAGCGCCGTGATGGTCGTGCCCGCCACCACCGAGCCGGTCGCGGCCAGGGCCTGACCGACGGCGAAGGTGCCCGCCACGGTGCCGCCCACGGTCAGCGTGCCATAAGTACCGCTGACGGTCGTGGAAGCAACGGTCTGCTCGGGGATCGAAACGGCGTAACGGCCAATGCCGCCCAGCGCTTCGCCCGAGAGCAGGGGGGTGAGCTGCGACACGATCTTGGTTCCGGTCGCGATGCCGGTGCCCGAGATGGTGCCGCCGGGAACCACCGTGCCCGAGCCCACCGCGGTAACGCTCAACACGTTTCCGGCAATGGAACCAGTCACCGAGAAGGTGCTGGCAGCGATGGAAGACGCCGAGCTGGTGGCGCCGGCCGTGGCGGCCCCGGTCGCGGCAAAGTTGATCTTGCCGGTCGTGAGGTTCGCATAGACCTTCTGGCCCGGTAGCGCCTGCGTGGAGCCATCGTTCTTGACCCAGATGTCACCTGCGGTGCAGATGGCGAGCTGGGTGCCGGGAACGATGACCATCGAGGCGTCGGCCAGGAAGGTCGTGATGAGGCCCTGCTGCTGGCGGTGCACAATGCCGGTGGGAAGGCCCGCACCGAAATTGTTTGCCACCGCGGGAGCGCCGTCGCCATCGACGCGCAGTGCGCTCGTCCAGGCGAAAACGCCCACGGTAACGCCAGCGAGGCCGGCCACGAGACCGCCCGGACCAGCGTCAAAGAACGAGCGCGGGTTGCCGGAGGCCCAATCACCCGCTACCGCGGGGGCCTGTGCGGCGCCAACCTGAGTTTGAATGCCGTTCATAATTTCAATCTCCTTTCAAGATTGATCTTTACGCCACCCCGATGCGCGAGGCACCGGCGAAGCGGGTGTGAAAGTCGTCCGACGGCTTGGCGTCGTGGGCCAGGCTCAGACGACCGCTGTTGACGCGCTCACCCGGCTTGCGCTGGGCAGAAAGCACGTGGGGGAGCGCATCGGCGTGGATTTTGTCCGCGTCCTTCACGCCCATCATGCCCAAGGCCTTGCGATAGACGTCGGGCGCGCTGTCGAACGCAAGCGCCAGCTTGCCGACATAGGGCTCGACCGCTTCGCGCGCGGCCTGGATGGCCTGCTGGTTCTTACGCTCGCCTGCAATGGCAGCGTCAGTGGCAGACTTGATGGCCTCATCCATGGCCGGCTTGGTGATCATGTCCTCGATTTTCTCCTTTTCAGGTACAACCACGGTTTCTTCGGACGGTGCGCCGCCGATCGCGTCGTAGGCTTTCATGTCATCGGCGGAGAGCTTGCCTGCGAGAAACTCGCGCCGCTTGGAATCAACATCGATGTCGGAAGCGCCCGGATCGTGCATCGCCTTCATCAGGGCTTCCGCATCCAGCGGTGCGCCCGTTTCCGGGTCGGCGTCGGCACCCTCCTGCACTGCCGGCATCTCCATCTTCTCGGCGAGGCCGGCCAGGTTTTCGGGCAGCGCATCCTGCGCCAGCTTGACGCCTTCGCCCTTCAACGCTTCCAGCAGGCGCGCCTTGACGGTCGCCTTCTGCTCGTCAAAGTTCTTGGACGTCACACCCTCGAACAGCGCCGACGTGTCAATCGGCTTGGAGTCCATCGCCAGCTTCGCACCGATCAGGGCTTGCAAGGCCCCGGCCGCGTAGAGAGCCGTGCGCGACAACACAGTCTTGCTCATAAGATACTCCTCTGGTTTGCTGTCGCCGACGACGACGTCGTCCCCGGCTCGTCCATCACGGACCAATGCGACGTGGTTTCCTACGATGTCTCGCATCACTCCATCGTAGGCCTCTCCCTCATACTCACCCGGCGTCATATCCGGGCGGTAATGGTAGGAACTGGAAAGTTCGTTCATGGCTTCGGTGCGAATGCCGTCGATGGCGCCACCGGCCCAGAAGCTCGTCCCGTTTTTCATGTAGGGATGCTCGTAACGCGCCTCCGAGCCCGTAGTGCCCACGATCAGGTGCGGCTGATGATCGTCGGCCGTTACGTGCGTGTGCTTGATGAGGATCGGCAGATTGTTGAAGGTCGGCGCGGCCTTGGCGAGCTCATCGGGATGCCGTAAAAGCTTGTACTTCTTCAGCGGGTCCAGGCCCAGGCGCTGCCAGCCCGGAATCTCGCGGCCGTAATAATCGCAGATGTTCGCCTTCGAGATGTTCGAGGTGCGAACGTGCATGCGACCATCGCGATCAAAGTTGCGGTTCGGCATCTCATCCATGCCGAGCAGCTCCACCGCCTTGAGCGCGGCGAAGGGATTGGGAAAGCCGCCCAGGTCGGGGCGCCCCTTGACTACGCACTGATTGTCGGTAAAGTGCAGCTCAATCATGCGGCCGCCTTCTTCTCCTCAAAATGGCTCTGGTCCAAATCCACGTGGATGGTGTTGTTCGCCGCGTCATAGGTCTTGACCACAAAGGCCGAATTTCGCGGTAGCAGCACCTCGTCCTCGCTCGGGTGGTGCGACCACTTGCCGATCGCCGCGCCCTTCTGGCCCTTCTTGATGTTGATGATGAACTTTAAGCTACCATGCCATTGCCCCGTGGCGCTGGTGCTAACGTAGCCACGATCGATGAACTTCGTCCCCTCGAAGATGATGCTCTTGAGGATTTTGGCGTATTCACCATCCACCTTACGGGTAACGGTGAAATCTTCCTCAAAGGTGGCGTTGTTCAAATAATCATCCAGGTGCTTCGTCAGCGGGTCGGTCTTGGCGTAGTTCGGATCGTGCCGCAGCTTATCGTTCCAGGACGAATAGCCCGAGCCGCTGTATTTGGCGATGGCATTCTGCTGCGTCGAGGTCGGGTGCGGCGCCTGGTCCTTGAGCTTGGTATAGAGCTTCTTGTGCTTGCTAGCCTCGGCCTGCGCCTTCTGCGCCTCTTTCTGCGCTTTGGTGGCGGCTACCTTCTCAGCCTGGGTCTGAATGGCGAATTGCGAATTAAAAACGCCAGAAGGTACGGTATTCGTGGTTAGCAATTGTTTCAAATTGTCCAGGCTATAACCTTCCTTGGTCACGTGTCCCGGAGTTGAAGCAACCCAATGTCCATTGCCAGCACTGATTTGTAGTTTGGCCCCGTTTTCCTTAGCATAGATTATCGTACTTCCATCTATGTCAATCGGCTTGTAGCCCTGCTCCTTGGCGAAGGTACCACTCGCCTTTATGAACGCTTGTTCGTTTTCACTTAGCGCAGGCGCTTCTGCGTTAACCGCCTGCTGCGCGTCGCTAAAATGCATGTAGGTGGTGGCAGTTCCCGTCTTATTGTTGAAGACGCAACCCGCTCCTCCACCATTAAAGAGGGTTTTATCTCCCTCCTTGCTAACGCCGGCAAACTTCCATCCCTTGCTCTCGATGTCGGCGATCTTTTCGGCGTTGCTGCTGCCATTCGGCGTAAACTCGTGCGTGCCCATTGCCTTCAGCGTTGGCGCCGGCTTCGCCGCCTCCGCCTTCTGCACCAGCTTGGCGAGAAGCTGCTCCAGCTTGGAGCCCTCCCCCTGCGTCTGCGCGCCTTCCGCCTCATGCGTCCACTTGCTGGAATATTTCTTGCCCTCGGGCGCCGGGTGCACGTGGACCTTCACCCCGCTCGGGTGAAAGAAGGTCACGCTGCCGTTCGGTCCGGGCTGCTTCACCTTCTTGAAGCCGGCCTTGCTCAGCGGCGTGCCGATCGTGGTGGAGACCTGTACCGGCTTGTTCGAGTTGCTCGGGCCGGTGCCGGAGCTCCCGCCCCCGCTCGTGAACTGACCCTTCGGGTCGCGCGGATGCTGGCTCTCCTTCCAATCGCCCTCGTCAAAGGCCAGGCGCGCCAGCGCGTTCAGGTTCGGGATCACTCGGAGATTTCCAGCTCCACCGCGGCCTCGCCGGGGTCGTCAATCTCCTCAATGTACGGCGGCGCCGGCTGGGGATTTTCCGGCTGTATTATCTCCAATTGATCCGGCCCCCAGGTGAACCGCGCCTCCTGCTCGCGCGCGATGTCGCCGAGCGTGGCGGCCACGCCGGGGTGCAGGGGGGATGGCGGCGAGCTCGGGTGCGCCCAGGCCCAGGCGTCGTGTTCGCCCGTGAGCTTGGGAATGAACTGCGAGCCGGCGTCGTGCGCGAAGGTCGCGAAGTTGAGCCCGTTGAAGTAATGCTCGTGCACCGGGGTGAGGCTGTCGGCCTGGTAGCCGCTCTCCTCCATCAATTCACGCCGTGCTGCCTCCTCATCGGTCTCGCCGCTCTCCACGCCACCGCCAAACAGCGCCCAGTGCCCACCATAGTCGCCGGTGCCCGAGCGGCGCGCGAACAGCACGCGACCGTCCGCATCCCGTACCAGCACGCCCGCGGCGCGCGGCTCCGCGTCCTTGGCCACCTTGTCGGCCTCGACAAATTCCTGGCCCACGCTCTTGGGGATACCAAGCGTGGAGTGACCATGCGCGGCCGCTTCCATCGCGTTGTGCTGCTTCTCCGAAACGCTAGGCACGGAACCCGCTGTCCTTTAGGCCCTTGTCGCGACGAATGAGAAAATCCTCTGGCGCTTCGCCCTCGTTGATGGTGTCGAAGGTGTCCGCCTCCGCATCGAAGGCCAGCATTTTCTCAGGCATCAGCTCGCGGCGCGCGTAATCGCGCTGCTCCGCCGGCGTGCTGCCCGGCAGATAGTTGCCCAGGTTGGTAAAGACCGAAACGATGGTCCCCACTTCCACGGGCGTACCCTCGCGGTTTTCGATCAGATGATAAGTAAAATCGCTTAGATGACTCATGATTTGACCTCGGTCATATATTGCAGGGCGCGCGCCGGAATGTCGGGCAGGTCCACCGTCTGGGCGCATAGCCGGTGCGTGCAGTCGGTGAGATACCGCAGCTGGCCCTTGCTCAGAAAGTAATGGCAAACCTCGAAGCCACCCGGCTTGTGGCTGTCCGCTGGTAACGGTCCAATGCGAATGTTCATGCTCGGGCTGAAGGTAGGCAGCTCCAGGCCGTCCGCGCATAGCGTCCACTGCGCCCCATTGGTAAATGGCTGCTCCACCGCGAAGTCGTGCAGCTCCTCGCAGGCCGGACACCAGTGCGCGTAGGTCCAGTGCCCGACCGGAAAGTGATAGCCGCAGCGCCGGATCAGCTTGGCGCTCAGGCGCTGAAAGCGCTGTACCGGCTCCTCCAGGCTCACCGCGAGCCCATCAGCTTGCGCGGATCAAGCGTAAACTCGCTGCCCAGGTAGGCCGGCTTGGCATAGCGACGCTCCCGCACCTTCGCCCAGGCCTCGCTGCTTGGGGTGATGACCTTGGGCTCAAAGATGATCGGCTCCACCACGGCCGGCGGTATCTTGCCAGCGCTTTCCTGCTGATCCAGCAGCTTCCGCTCCAGCCGATCGATTAGCCGCTGGTTGGCCCGCTCCTCGCGCGCCTTCTCCCGGTCAACCGCCTGCTGGGCCTGGCGCTCCAGGCGTTGAATCAGGCGCTCCCGCGCGCGCTCCTCGCGCCGAGCCAGCTTCTCCGCCCGCTTGCGCTGGCGCTCCTCGTTTTTTATCGCGATCTTTTGCGCTGCGGCATCGGCCTGCTCCACGATGAAATCGCGCTTGGCCAGCTCTACCCGCACAAAGGCCATGGTGGGGCGCCACTCGCCACAGCTGGTCGGCTCCAGAATGTTTTCGGAGCGCAACTGCTCCAGCGCCAGGTCCAACGTTGGAAAGGCGATTCCCAGCACACCCGAGAGCGCGGCGCGCGAGATGGGTCGGCGCGTCGGATACAGCTTGAAAAAGTCCAGTACCTGGCGTCGCGGTGTGCTCACGCGTTGCCCCGCGCTTCCATGTGATAGAGCTTGTACATGCCGTCCTGGAGCGCGTCGCGCACCCGCTCCGCCTCGTCGTTGGTAAGCGGCTTGCCACGCACCAGGTAGCGCCCCTCCATCTCGGTGAACCCGAGCGTGGTGGCAAGCGCGGCAAACTGCGTGTCGTTAGCGTCCAATCTCAAGATGCTCATGTGAAACCCGGAATGATGGACCTGGAAACGCACCGGCAGTTGATGAGCTCGCCGGGAAAGATGTAGGCGCCCTTGCCCTTGCCGTGGGCATCGGGATCGTACCAGCCCTTCTCCACGTCGTAGGGCTTGCCGTCGTTGGCCAGGTGCGTCGGCCGCGGGACCTTGCCCGCGTGGCTGTGCATCCAGATGGCCTTCTTGATGCCGAGCTCCCCCTGCCGCGTCCGCGTCAAAAAGGCCGTTGCCTTGTTGTTCTGATCGCGCGCGATGAGCGCGGCGCGCTTCTTGGTCTTGCCGTATTGCTTCTGCAATTGGGTCGAAAGCGTGTGCAAGTCCCGACCCGCCTGCACTGAGCGCATCACCATGCCCTCAATATCCGTAAAGTGCTTCTGCGGAATGGATCGGATCAGCGACACGTTTTCCTGAATGTTGGCGCGAATACCATCAGCCTGCTTCGAGGTCATCGTGAACTCGACCGAGAAGCCGGCCTCCTTCAGAATGTCCTGCAGCTGCTTCTTGCTGCGCTGGTCCACCTGCTGGGTAAAATGCTTGGCGATCTTGGGCGCCGCCTCGTCGAAGTTCTTCTGCCAGCGCCGCCGCAACCGGGCCAGCGCCCGGCTCAGTTGCTTGGCCGGCAGCTCATCCATGGCCACAATCTGGTCCTCGCGGTTGGCGTAGGATCGCTCCAGCCAGAAGGCAATCGAGGCGTTCATCTCCTCAACCAGCTGGTCCAGCTTGCGCTTGTACCAGGCGTCAATCGCCGCGGAGGGGCGCACCGGCTTGAGCAGCTTGGGCTTGGCGTTACTCGCCGCGGTGGCGCTTCTCGGCGGCACCCTTAGCCTCGTTTAAGTCGTGGTGCGCGCTATGCGCCTTCACGTTGTCGTCCTCAAATACGGCGTAGGACGGCAGGCCCTTCTTGGCGCGCGCCGGGTCGTGGCGCACGGAGAACTTGCCCACGCGATGCACCTCGCCGGCCTTATGCTTCACCGGCTTTGCGCTCGCGCTCTTGCCGCCGCTGCCAAACTGGCCACCCGGGCCGCGCCGATGCTTGCTCTCATCAAAATCGGCATCAAAGGCCGGTGGCTCCTCGCTGCCGGGCTCAGCGCCCTCGTCAAAACCTTCTTCGCGCCCGAACGGGTCCTCGCCGCCTGGCGGCATCGGCGGCTCCGGCACGTTGTTCACGTCAATGCCGGCGTAGGGGCCATCGGCCTCCTGGCTCAGCCGCGCGCGGGCCTCCTCGGGATGGAGCACGCCCGCGTCGATAAGGGTCTTGTCGCGATCGGCCTCGGCCTTCTCCTTGTCGCCGCGATCCTTTTCGGTCAGCTCCTGCAGCGGCAGGAACTCATAGTACAGGTCCGGGTCCACCGCACCCCACAGGTTGATCTGGGCCATGTGAAAGATGCGCGTAAGGTTGGGCGCGAAGAAGAAGTTCTGGAAGGCCTTGATGAAATCGTAGAAGACCTGAATCTCAAACTCGCTCGTGGCATTAAGGCCGCTGGGCGAAATGCCGGTGTACTTGACCAGGGGGAGGCCGGAGGCTGAGCAGATGTGCTCCTCGGCCTGGGCCTGGAGCTTGTCCAGCGATGCCAGCGAGGCCGAGACGTTCATGAAGTCTTCGGTCTCTTTGTCCACCATCATCACGCCGCGGTTGCTGCGCGTGGCGTTGAAATAGTCGGCGCGGCGTGTAACCTGGTCGCCGTCCTCCTGCATTAAGGTCTGCAGGTTAGTCTTAAGTACAAAGACCGTGAAGGCCTTGATGATGTCGGCCACGCTCTGGCGCACGTTGAGCCAGTTGTCCACCACCGGCTTGACCATTTGCGAGAGTGATAGCCCGCCGAACGAATAGGCCGGCTTCAGCATATCCGGTACCTCGCGCCCGACGAAGGTCAGCAGGCGTGAGGCGTGCACCTCCTTGCCCTGCACGAACCATGAGCATGGTCGATACCAGTCCGGCTTGAGCGGATCAAAGCTGTCGTAGTTGGCCGGGTAGCACCAGATAGCCTCCACGGTTTTGAGCGCCTTGATGCTGCCCGGCTTGAGCTTGGCCTGGCTTACCTGGTCCTGGCCGTCGCCAATCGGCATTTTCAGCTCGGGCAGGTTGTCGGTATGGCCCGTATCAATGTAGAGATGCGCGCGGCCAAAGAAGCCGTCCTGCTCACAGATGCTCTTGAACAGGGCCTGGACGTTTAAACGCTTTAGCTCGTCCTCCAATTCCTTGATCTTGGCGGTCTTATCCGGAGCGGCGGGCGCACTCGGCGCCACCGCACCGTCCACGTCCACGTCCTCCTCGCCGTCCACCTCGAGGTTGGCGTTGGGGTCGGTAGGCGCCTCGCCGTTTTGCGTCTGCGCAAGCTGGTCCACCTCGGCCGCGGCCTGCTCCGGGCTGTCCACCCACTTGACCACCTCATCGGTGGCCACGCCGTCGTCGTACTGGAAGCTCGGGTCATCACCCTGGAGCTCCTCCGCCTCCTCGGGGCCGCCCGCGTTGAGGTCCTCCTCCTCGGTGTCCTCGCCCTCCTCATCGGTAAGCGCGGCCGTTACCTTCTGCGCGCTGTGGGCCTTGATCTCGATCCACTTGCGCGTCATCTCGGTGGCGATCACCTCACTGATCCGACGATATTCGGCGCGCTGGGTGAGCTCGGCCAGGTACGGATAGCCCAGGAAGGTTACGCCCTGCTGGAAGGCGCCATTGTAGATGCTCTGCGCCGCCCAGGCCGTGAACAGGCTGATGTTTTCATCCATCGCCAGCAGGGCTTTTTGGTTGTTCTTCGGCAGCACCGTTGGCAAGGGCTTGGCCGCCGCGAATATCTTGCGCGCCAGCTCCACGCTCGCGCCCGTGTGACCCCTGGCATTGGCCAGCATCTGATCGGTGATGCGAAAGACCCGCTTGCCCTTTAAGGGCTTGTCCTTGACCCGCTTCAGCTCCCGCTGAATGCCGGTGAACTGCGAGAGCTGGTCGGCGCCCAGGCCGGCCTCGCGCAACCGGGGTCCACGCTTGGCCTTGGCCTTGACCGGATGGCGCGCGATCGCCGGCCGCGGCTTGGCGGCCTTGGGCTGCCGGCGCTTGCGCCGGGTATATTCGCCGGGCTTGTGGGGCTTCACCGGAACTGCGCCACCTGGTCGGCCTGCGATTGCCGCTCGCTGCGCAACTTCATGGGTGTTGGCCTGGCCATGCTTGCAATGTGCTCGTCGGTCACGATCATCGCGCCCTGGAGCGGGAAATAATTCATCATAATGCTGTCTCCAAGGTTGGGCGACTTCGCGCCATCCGGCTTCTTGTCCACCAGGATGCGCATGGCTCCATCGCGCGCGATCGTCGGTTGGGAAAGCTCTCTCTTCAACTGCGGCAACCGGGGCAGCGTGCTCGGCAGCGAGATGAGCTCGTTGAACTTATACTGATAGATGTAGGGCTCTTTTATCATCTGGTAGGTCTTCTCAAACCGTCGGCGCAGCTCCCACCAGCCCTGCGCCTTCAGGTTCTTGTAGAAGTCCTCGTTCAGCGGCGAGGTCTTGTCGCCCGGCACCAGGCGCTCCTTCGGCCGGAGCACCGACTGGCCCGCATCCCAGGCAATGACCTGAAAGCCCCGCGGCAGCTTCTGCTCCTTTCGCAGCCGCGCCGCCTCGGTCTTAACGCCGGCGCCAACGCCGATGCAGTCGTATTGAAGATTGAAGCAGCCCCGCTGCTGCAGCTCCCCGATGGCGTAGCGCGCGCTCTTGCCCACGCCCTCCTCGTCGCCCGCGAAGTCCTCGGCCAGCTGCAGAATCACGCCCTTGCGCATGGTGAGCGCGTTGAGGTCACCGCCCTCATCCGCCACGTCTAGCGCGCCTACCAGGCTGCCGGTCGCGCCGAAGCCCAGCTTGACGTGGGCATCCACCGCGGCGTTCACCCACTCAGCCGGGATGATGATGCCGACGAGCGAGGCGGCTGGATTGCGGTCCACCTCTTGGCGGAAGATGTGGATGAGGCCCTCGCGCTTCATCTTGGCTTCGCGCTCGTCGTACCACTTCTGCGTCTTCATCGGATGATGTGACCAGTCCATCACGATCATCTGCGTAAAGCCCGGCTTCATCTTGTCGCCGGGCTTCCACTCTATGGCGCTTTCCTTCTTGCGGTCGTAGACCGTGCCGATGCCGTTCGGCGTGGAGATGTCCACCTGGACGCGGGTATTGTCGCCCAGCGCCGCCTCAATGAGCTCGGGATGCTCATAGTGGGCGCTCTCGTCCTTGAAGTAAATCGATTTGCGGCCGCCACGGCCGATGTTATCGCCGACCTCGCCCGTGATGCTGGCGCCCGTCTCCGGGTTCAAAATGCGCTCAAAGCTCAAATGCTTTGAATAGGCAAAACCGTGTGGCAGGAACTCGCGCGGCAGACCGCGAATGAGTTGGCGCAGCTTCTCAAAGATGCTGTCCAGATCGCCAAGCTTATCCACCAATTCCTGCTTGCGCGAGCCCCAACCGATCGATGCGCCCGGAACGAACAGCCACATCCAAACGCTGAACGCGCAGCAGAGCCAGGTTGCACCCATGTCGCGGCTCTTGTCGATGAGCCCATTCTGCTGGTTCTCAACCAGTGCGTTCAGGAAATCCACAAGCTCGGCCTGCTTCTCAAACAGCACGAGCGGCAATCGCGTGGGCAACTTTGAACCGGCGTTGCGCGGATCGTAGGTGTCCACCCAGTGGCAGATGAACTCGGCCGCGTGCTTGGGCTCGGCGTAATACCGCAGTGCCGCTTCCAATGAAGCTGGATCACGCTTGAACGTTCGCAGCTGCAGCTGGCGCCATTTATGCACGCGCTCATAGCTCGGTGGCCAATGAGCTTTACCTAAAACCTTGGGTGGATAAAACCTGCCCGGCTTAGGCTTCTTCGTCATAACCTTCCGCCAGCATCTGCGCGTAGGCCTCAGCCGCCATCTGTGGCGTTTTCTGCTCGGAGATGGAAATCAATGGCTTCTTCGAATCGCCATTGTCCACCTTCACCGCAATCGCGGTTAAGCGTGGATGAACGTAAGGTGCCGCGTCCACGGCGCAAGTCTGCGCCTTCATGCGAAACTCGCCAATCTTGGCCACCAGCTTCAGAACGTTGAGCACCTCCTCGCCGCCCGCGGCGATCTGCTCCGGAGTCATGGAGGTGGCAACCGCCTCCAGCTTCTTGTCGAAATCCTCGGCGCGCTCGTGGTAGTAGCGCATGTTGCCAAGCATCACGTCAATGGGCCGTACGCCATCCTCCGCGGCTTGCGCCGCATAGAGCCGCGCCTTCTCACCGAGGCCGCCGGGCTTGCGGCCAGCGTTGGGCCTGGCTCCTCCATGCCCATTGGTTTTCTTCGCTAGCGCCTTGCCCATTACATGAATTGTTCTTGGTTTAAATCAAGCGGCCAATAGCTGCCGCACTCAGCCTCAAGCTGCTTTTGGCGACGCGGGTCGGACCTGGTGGGCCGGAATTGGGATTTCGAAGGGTCGGTTGAACAATAACAGCGAAAGGTTTATAAATCCCTTACGTCGTCGCACAAAATTGCCAACGTGACCCTCCCAAGGCCCCGAGGTAACCAGCGCCGGCTCCTGGGCCGAATAGGCGTAAACCAGCTCAACCGCGACCTTCTCGTTGAAATCGCCATCGTTCAGGCGCTTCTGCAAGCTTCGCATGAAATCATCGCGAAGTGGCAGGGGGGATGGCAGACCAATGGGCAACAGGCGCATCACGCCGCGCACCGAGTTGATCGGCTCCCAATAGTCCGTGTCAAGATCAATTTCGATGAAGATGTACGGACCAAAGACCGAGCGGCCCTTGTCGTCCAATGGCATCAGCGTTTTGAACGCCGGCCGATCGCCGTACGCACGCTGAAGCTCTCGCTCCGCGATGGAGCCAAGCCCCGCCTGCGTTCTCGCCACGTACCATCGCCGCATGCGCCGCCTTCGACAAACCCGCCGCATCCTGGCTCGCAAATCGTAAAAACTGAGTAACTCCCTCGCTCGCCCACCCAGGACCTATTGGGTCCACCCACCGCGGTTCGCGCGCGGGTACACGTATAGATGCATTTCGAAGCTATCCTAACCTAAAAACTTTGCTGTTTACTTTTTTAGATTAGGATGCTCTCGTAATGTCCCACCGCGCTTATATAGACCAGGAGCGCGAATTGAGGCGAATTACGACTAACCCCCTGTAACCCCTTGAAAGGATTTATCTACTATGGGTGGACCCGGTTCTGGCCGCTTTGGCCGCACCTCTGGACCTCGCACCGGCCTGAGCGTCGCCCTCGTCGAGGCCGCGGAGGTTGACGACGTAAGCAAGAACGGCCTGACCTGGCCCGACAGCGAGCTCTCCTTCTCTCCAATGCGGCAACTTGTCACAGATTGGAGACCCGAGCAGCGCGATGAATTAAACCGCGCGCGCCGCGCCCTGAAGAACCTCGGCATCGACATCGTGGAGCGATCGCTCTCCGAGGTGGGCACGTTCAACAACCAGCGCCATACCTACGAGCGCGTCACTCGCATGGAGCTAATTCGCAGCCTGCGGGTGGACCGGCCCATCGCCGTGGACGCCATTGCCGAGCTCTACATGAAGGGCGCCAACGACACCCCGCACGAGCGAAAGTTCGCGCGTCAGAAGGCGCTGGTTGCCCTTCACAAGCTCAAGCAGGAGGGCCTGGTGAAGCGCTCCTATACCTTTGAGGGCAAGATTGCCTATCAGCTCACCTCGACCCAGGCCTACGAGCTTGACTGACAATCCGTCAAAAAATAACTTCGCTCAGCTATGGACACCAATTGTTTACTTTTTATAGCGTCGGATTCTGGGCGAGGAGCCGGGGCCTATCACCGCGTAAAGCTAATGGAACGAGTAGCGCCAATCGCGCTTCTCGCCCGCTACATATTTATTTGAACCGATCGCAGAGCTTGGAGATTTGTCGGTGCCGAATTTGAGCGAGGCCGCGGGCTGGAGCCCCGGCGACTACATTGCCGCCACGCCCTTGCCCGGCCGCACGCGCTGGGATCATCAGGTGGAGGGCTTTGCCCGCAGCCACGATCGCGGCGGCTTCTACCTCTCCATGGAGCAGCGCACCGGCAAGACCCAGGTAATCCTGGACACGGCCGCCTACAACTTTCTCCAAAAGAAAATTGACGCCCTGGTGATCGTGGCCATGCCCTCGGGCGCGCCGCGCAACTGGGTGGACGAGATCAACGCAGGCATGCTGCCGAACTTCATCCCCAAGCGCGTGCTGCTGTGGGACAACACCAAGGCGGGCTTCAACAAGAAGGTGCGCCTGCCCAACGGCCGGCGCAAGGCCCGGAACCTGTCCTATGCGGAGGAGCTCGCCAACCTCCTCGCCTTTGACGGGCTTTCCATCATCTGCATCAACGGCGAGAGCGCCCGCACCGACGCCTTCACCGAGTTCATGCTGACCAGGTTCCTCAAGAAGCGCAAGGTCCTGCTGGTGGGCGACGAGGGTACGCTCCTGATGCAGACCCCCGATGCCGCGCTCACCAAGTCGCTCTACTACATGAGCAAGCACGCGGTAATGAAGCGCGTCTTGGACGGTACGCCCAACGGCGGCGAGCCCGTGCCGGTCTTTACCCAGTATCGCTTTCTCGGCGACCACTATTTCGGCACCAACGCCACCGTCTTTCGCGCCAAATACTGCGAGCAGGAGGTCGTCAAGTATGGCCGCGACGCCAAGGCCTTCAGCCGGACCAAGAAGGACGAGAATGGCCGGCCCATTTACAAGAACCTGGATAAAATGCAGCGGATCATCGCGCCGCATACCTATCGGGTTCTCTTCAAGGACGTCTTCAAGGACGTACCCGAGCCCATCTATCAGAAGCGCTACGTGGAGTTGACCGATGAGCAGCGCGCGCATTACGAAAAGCTGTCCGTTGACTACGAGCTGGAGCTGGAAGCTCTCGGCAAGGTCAGCGTGGCCAACGTACTCACGCGCTATCTGCGCCTGCAGCAGCTCACTAGCGGCTTCTGGCCCAGTTCCAAATCCGCGACCGTTTGCGAGCGATGCCTGGGAGAGGGCGATGACTGCGCGGCGTGTGACGGCCTTGGCGTCCTTGAAAGCGACGTCCCCCTACAGCGCCTTGTTCCGTTTGATCGCAACCCTAAGCTGCTCGGGCTCGCCGCTGAGTTTCGGGTCTCTCCCGATCCGGCTATCATCTGGTGCCGCTTCGACCAGGACATAGCCGACGTGCTCCAGCTCTGCCGCGACCTCGGGCGCCGGCCCTGCCGCTACGACGGCAAGGTGGACGACGAAACCAAGCATCGCAACAAGGCGGGCTTCCAGGCGGGCGAGTTTGACACCTTCGTCGCCAAGACCCGCTCGGCCGGCCGCGCCGTCAACGTCTCGGCGGCGCGCTGGATGATGTACTACTCCTCCGAGTTTGGCCTCAATCAGCGTCTACAGTCCGAAGTCCGGGCTCAAACCGGCCTTCGGACTGTAGCCACCGGCATTGTCGATTTAATCGCCCAGGACACCAAGGACGAGGACATCGTGCGCAGCCACCGCGAGCGCCGCAAGCTCTCCGACCTGATCCTCAACGAGCATTCGGGGAAGTGGATATGACCAAGCGCCAGCGCCGCCATTTCGCTTCCGCCCTTAGCTTCTTCACCAACGCCATCTTAATGCTGATAGCGGTCGATATTTTTCACGACGAGAAGCTCAACGCGCTTCCCCTTATGGCTGGAACGGTTGTATTTTTTGTCTGGGGTGTCGCGTGCCTGAATCGCTTCGTGGAGGATGAGCACCCATGAGAGGCGATCCAACCAACCAGGCTCAGGTCCACCTGCGCCAGCGCGCCAAGGAGTGCGCGCCGGGAAGCGTGGTATGGGTGGACCCGCACCTGCTGGCCCGCTCCAAGATGATGCTTTACGGCACCTCCATGATGATCGGTGGTGTGCACTTCAAGCCCTTTGAACTTCAGGACGCCGATGGGAGGCCCTATGAGTATCGATAAATTGGAAGGTGACGTGCATCTCGCCGCCATCAATCCCCCAATCCAGATTGGAACCGTGACGCTGGGCGGCGCGAGCTTCCCCGTGCTGCGGCTCGGCCACCCGACGCAGGGATGGCTCGACTTTCTCTTTGAGCCCCTCGAGGCGGCGGAGCTGGCCGGCAGCCTGGGCCCCGTGTCCATCGGCACCGGCCAGCGCAGCGAGGCGGAGAAGCGCGTGGAAGCCATGCTGGACGTAATAAACTACGCCGCGCTCACCCCCACCGAGCTTGCCGCGCGCGTGGTATCGGCCATCCTGAACGAGGAATAGTCTTTTGCCCAAGGTCTTTGTCGTCAACGAACCCCTCAAGCGCATTCCCGGCTCCGCGGAGTACGGTCGCGCCATCGACCTGCGCCCGGCCGAGCCCTTCGGCGAGCTCATCTTTCTGTCGGCCGCGGGCGAGCCGCCGCTGGACCCGCAAGGCTGGTGGCCGGAGATGGCCAAGAGACTACTGGACTTCAATCCCGATGAGGATTTTTTGTTGCCCATCGGGCATCCCGCGCTCATCGCGGCCGCCGCTTCCATCATAGGTGGCTACGACGTCGCGGGCGTGTTCGGCCCCTCAGCGTGCGACAATCTCAACGTGCTGGTGTGGCGCGGGCGCGAGCTCGGCTATGCCGCCTGCAAAATCCCCCTGTTTCCCGCTAGCAATCATCTTACCCACCCCACAGAGCCTGGAGAACTTGCCTATGACGAAAAAATCTAAACCGCCCGTTTCCAAGAACATGCATCCCGGCCCCGGCGTGGAGTGCGCCGAGTGCATTATGGGTTCACCCACCTATATCCCGTGCCGCCAGCCCGCCACCTTCGTGGTGATGGGGACCGATAAGGTGTGCCTGCCGATGTGCGGCCTGTGCGCCGACCATAACGTGAGCAACCGCCGCGCCCGCTACGTCCAGCAGGGGGAGGAGGTGCACATCTTGACCGTGGCCGACGTGCTCAAGAGCTTCAGCAACCCGCCCGTGGAGGTTGAGGCCGCGGAGGACGCCGGCGAGGCCGCTGGCCCCACCGCGGAGCAGGTCGAAAACATTTCGCACCTGGTGAGCCGCGGCTTGAAGCTGCAGGAACTGCTAATACCGGAAGCGGAGGCCCATCTCGCCAAGCTCCACGCCGAGCTCAAGGAGCTGACCGAGATAACCCTTCCCAATGCCATGACCAACGCGCGCACCAGTGGCTGGGTCTACAAGGACCGCAACGACGGTGAGTGGGAGACCGCGCTGGTAGAGGACGTGAAGTTCTCCATCAAGAAGGATAACCTCTCGAAGTTCATCGGCTGGCTGGAAAAGAAGAAGGACGATGCCATTGTCAAGCGTACCATCGTCATCAAGTTTGGCCGTGACCAGGTGAAGGCCGCCAAGAAGTTCCTCGCCGACCTTGCCAAGCGCAAGGTGGACCTGCACCCGGAAATCAAGGAGGAAATCCACTATCAGACCCTGCAGGCCTACTGCAAGGGTGAGCGCGAGACCTTCATTCAGAAGGGCCTCAACCCCGACGAGGCGCTGCCGGATACCGTGGACCAGTTTAAGCTCCGTTACGCCACCTTCGAGAAAAAGGAGCGCAAGAAGGGCGTGGCGGCGTTCGATGGTTAAGGGCTATCGACCCCACGATGGCGGGGAGCGGCCGTGTAATGCCCAGGCCTTCGTTTCCGTGATTCATCGCGACGGCGGCGAGCGGCTGCGCATTCGCGCGGCCAGCCTGTCGTGGCACCACGACCCGCGCGACCCCGACAACGACGTGACGCATTGGAGATATGCCAATGAATAAGCGCGCCGCCGCCTCTGTTGTCCTGGCTTGGCTGGTGGCTGTAGCCATCATGCTAGGAATGGTAGTGCTTACCACGTTTGAGGTTGGGCAAATCATTCTTATGGGGATTTTAGCCGTATTATTTCTACTCACCGTTGCGTTTATTTCCATTGGAATGTATCGCGCGCTTAAAAAATAAGGTTTGTCTGTACGCATCAATTTGACGCGTACAGACAGAAGCGCGGTTAGCCCGTTGCCGCTAGAAAGTTCGGGCAGTTGAAGAAGGAAAGTTAGTATGTCCAAAGCGAAGAATGAAGAAGTGAAGAACGAAGAAGTGAAGAAGGAAGAAACCAAGAACCTGCCGGCGGAGCAGTCCACCGGCACGGCGATTCAGACCTACGACTTCGGCGAGGACGCCGGCGCGGGCCTGGAGGGAGTTTCCAGCGCGGAGCTGAAGATTCCCTTCCTCAACCTGCTCCAACCCCTTTCGCCGCAGGTCAAGCCCGTGGCCGCGGGCGGAATGCCGGGCGCGAAGGCCGGCATGCTGCTGAATGGCGCCACCGGCGAGCTCTACGCGATCGATGAGACCGCGATGGAGTTTATTCCGGTGTTCCGTGACCACAAGTTCCTGGAGTTCACGCCTCGGCCGTTGGGTGGCGGCCTGGTTGCCGTCTATGAGCCCAGCGACCCACTCGTGCTCAAGCTCCAGGCCGAGCACGGAAAGTTCGGGCGTCTGCCGCGCGGTGTCACCAAGCGCAACGACAAGGGCGAGGCGCTGGACGGCACCGAAATCACGGAGGTCTTTTCGCTGTTCGGCATTTTCAAGGACCCGAACAGTGGTCAGCGCTTCCGGGCGGTGTTGAGCTTCAAGTCCACGCAGATCAAGAAGTACCAGGGCTTTATGGGACGCGTGACCAACTTCAAGTATCCCAACCCGAAGTCCACGGAAAACGCCCCGCTGCCGGACGTGACACCGCCGATGTGGGCGCATCGCTGGTCGTTGAAGACGGCCTTCGAGGGCAACAAGAAGGGCGACTTCTACGGCTACAACCTCACGCTTGCCACCAAGCGCGAGGACGGCAGCGAGGACGCCTATCAAAAGAGCCTCATTCCGGTGAGTGATCCGCTCTACCAGGATGCCAAGGCCTTCCACGCCATGCTCAAGGAGGGCAAGGCCAGCGCCGACATCAGCACCGACAAAACCGGCGCTGATGAAGGTGTCGGCGATAAGCACGGCAACGAACCGCCCATGTAGCCTTTAGTTGAGTAAGAGTGGGGTCACGGGGCTTTGTCGAGACCGTGACCCCATTGCTGATAATAAAAACAATGGGCTGGGTTTATGTCATCGCTTGCCGAACAATTTTATGCGCGCTTCGCCGGGCTTCAACGAGGCCACGGCACCTACGCGCTGGGTGGCGGCCTCACGGCCGACGCCAAGGGCAAGCTGACCGGCAAGCGCAAGACCGTTCACAGCACCTATACGGCCGAGCTCTGGGAGAAGCATCTCAGCGGCTCCTACGCCATCGGCGTCGTGCCGATCAACGAGAACAGCGAGTGCCGGTTTGGCGCCATCGATATTGACATCTACGATGGCCTGGACCTTAAGGCCCTCAACGCACGGGTACAGCGGCTAAAGCTGCCGCTTATCGTCTGTCGCACCAAGTCCGGCGGTGCGCATCTATATTTATTTCTCGATAACCCGGCGCCGGCCGCGCTCGTGCGTGCCCAACTCGCCAAGTGGGCGGAAGCCCTGGGCTACGCCGGCGTGGAAGTCTTTCCCAAGCAGGATACCATCGACGATGACGGTACGGGCAACTGGATCAACATGCCCTATGCCGGCGGCGAGTTCTCCAATCGCTACGCGCTGAACCCGGTAACCGGCGAGGCTATGACTCCCGAAGGGTTCCTGGCGGTTGCGGCCGACGCGGCGCTGAGCGGACCGGGAATGCTCGCGGCGATCGAGGTCCAGGCGCTGCCGTCCACCGGCGGCCTGGACGATTTGCTGCGCGGTGCACCACCGTGCTTCACGCGCGGGGTGCGCGAGAAAAAGTTCGGCGATTGGGACAACAATATGCTTTTCAACCTGGCCCGCTACGCCAAGGCGCGCTACGGGCTGGAAAAGTTCATGGACCATATGCAGCCGCTAAACGAGTTGCTGGAAAACCCCCTGCCCTTCAAGGAAATGCAGGGGGTGGCGCGCTCGGTGACCAAGCGCGACTACTTCTACATGTGCGAGCAGTCACCGATCAAGGAGCTGTGCGACAAGAAGGCCTGCGCCAAGTGCGAGTTTGGAATAACGCCGAAGAAAAAGGAGAAGATTCCGCTCTCCGATACAAGCGACGTCGCGTTTGGAAAGGTGGTAAAGCTCAAGACCGATCCAGTAACCTGGATCATCGAGGTAAATGAGCGCCGTCTGGAGATTGACACACCGACCTTCATGAACCAGATGCGGTTTGCCGCGGCCGTGATCGAGGCCACCAGCTTCTGGCCGCGGCCGATCAAGCCCGCCAAGTGGATGGAGCTGGTCCAGGGGCTGATGGACGAGGCGGAGGAAGTGGACGTGCCGGAGGACGCCACCCGCGAGGGTCAGTGGTGGAGCTTCCTGCACCGCTTCTGCACCGGCAAGGTGATTGCCAAGGAGCTGGACGAGGTAATCATGGGCAAGCCCTACACGGACGAGGCGGCGGGCCTGGTTTACTTTCAGTCCTCGGACTTTCTCCAATATCTCCAGCAGCATCGCGTGTCCGGCATTGACGAGCGCGCCATCTGGAAGTTTCTGCACCGGCGCCGCGCCATCAGCGAGGTGCGGACCATCAAGGGCAAGATTGTGAATTTGTGGGTGCTCCCGGCCTTTTCGAAGCAGACCGAGGAGTTCAAGCTGCCGGCTCTTTCCAAGCCGGAGGCCATGTAGGGAGCTGGAAGATGACGGGACAAGTGCTGCGGTTTTGTCCACACTGCAATGGAAATCTGGATATGCCCCGCCTGCTGGATTGGGGAGGCTGGGTTTACGACGAGGAGCTGTGCGTGCTGCTGGCCGGCGGGCTCAGCATCACGTTGACCAACCACGAGGGCGCGGTGGTGGGAGCCCTGCTGCGGGCGGAGGGCCGCCTGGTGAAGAAGGATGGCGGGCTCTACGCCGCCATCTGCCACGACAAGGCGGAGGCTGACTGGCCAGAGATAAAAACGGTGGACGTTTACGTGTCCAAGCTGCGCACCAAGTTGCGGCGTACCTATGGGCACGATAAATTCATTGCCACACTGTGGGGCAAGGGCTACTACGCGCTGCCCTTTGATCCGCCGGCCGTGCTGCCGGCCCGGAGCTCGATGTGAGCGAGCGGCTGGTATGGAGCGGCTGGGAGCTGCGGGGTACCCTGGTGCTGTCGCCGCGCCGCGTGCGCCTGCAGCGCGAGGAGGCGCTCGTGCTGCGCGAACTTATGGAGCTTCGGTTGAAGCATGGCAACAGCTGGAAGCGTTTTGCCTTACCGGAGCACTTGCAGAGATTAACGGGCGCCAGCTCCATCAACGCGGTGCGCATTGTGGTGAACAAGCTGCGCGCTGGCCTGGGTCGGAAGGCCATCCAAACCGAGTGGGGCAAGGGCTATGTGCTGATGCCGGCCAACGAGCGCTACGGCACGACCGGCTCACCCATCGACGAACTTGTCGCCAACCTGGAGCAGCTTCTCTCGGAGGCGCGCCGACTTCAACATTCCATCAAGGAGGGTTTATATCATGAGTAGCACTACCATTCAACCCACGAACCAGCTCAACTATCCGCCGGGAAAGTTCGTCTCGGTCTACGTCACCAGCAAGCGCATTCATGCGGCCAAGCTGCTGGACCTGCGGGGAAGCTGGGATAAGCTCTACTTTACCGCGCGTTGGCCGATCGTGCGCGACATCGCCGCCGAGCAGGCCCGCCCGGCGCGGTTCTGGATGCAGGATAACAACGACGACATGGTGCGCTCGGACGTGGTGCTGTGCTACGCCGAGAAGGAGGACCAGCTCAATACCTCCATCTTCGAAATCGGCAACGCCTGGGCGCACCGCAAGCCCATCTACCTGGTGGGCGAGAACGAGGGCTACAAGGAGTGGCAGCACGCCGAGGGCATCTACCACATCAAGGACCTCAACCTGGCCCTGCAAAAGATCACCGACCGCATTCGCTACCGCAAGACGGAAGCCGAGGCAATTATAGAAAAAATGAGCGAGTTACATAATGATCTGCAGCAGCGCCTTACCAGCGCACAGCGGCATTTATGAGCCGGATCGCTGAGGCGCTGCGCCGGCTGCTGGGTGCGTCCACCGAGGTGAGCGTGACTCAGCTCGGCACCCGCTACGTCTTTTCGGTGGCGGCTCCGGCGCTCAAGGAGGCGCGCGAGGCCCTGGCCGAGCACGACCGGGAAGTAGCGAAGCGGGGTGCAAATGCGAACCATTAAACCCATCACCGCGGCCGAGCTGGCGGCGCTGCGGGCCGAGCCACAAAAGAACTTATCGGCCGTTACGCTTGCCGTTTTCAGAATACTCTCGGCAGTTCCAAACACCTATTGCGCCTGCGATCCACAGCTGCCCGCGCGCATTATTGATCGCATATTTAAGGATGGAAGTTGCTGGCGCGTGGTTGGCTGGAACAGCGACAACGGCTTTGCCAAGATGAGCGTTTGCGGCCGTCACCGCCAGGTCCATCGCGTGGTGTACAAGCTACTGGAGGAGTCTCTCAGTCTGCCACCGCTCGGCGACGCCGACGTGCTGGACCACGTTAAGGCGCGCGGCTGCCGGTGGCGCGACTGCTGCAACCCCTTTCACCTGGAGCCGGTAACCGTCAAGGTCAACACCGAGCGCGGGAACGCCGTTCTATACAAGAGGAAAACCGCATGAACCTCGCCATCGCGCAGGCCTTTCTCAAGCCCATCCTCTATCGGCCCATGGACCGCGACTGGACGGTACAGGGCTTCGGCATGATCCGAACCTACCTAGACCCCGAGCAGCGCTGGCGTCTCAACGTCTGGGACGACCGGCTGCGCGCGCCCGAGGTCTCGCTGATTCACGACCACCCGTGGAGCTTCACCAGCCACGTGCTCGTTGGCCGCATTCGCAACCGGCGCTACGCCTGCGACGACGACAGCTCCTATCCCACCCACTTCTATAAGCGCATCAAGACCGGGCCCGACGGCGCGGACGCGAGCGGCGAGCTTACCTGCCAGCTGGCCTGCAAGGGCCTGGAGAGCTACGACTCCGGCATGAAATACTCCCAGCTCCTAAACGAGGTGCACGAAACCGAGGCGGTTCGCGGCACCGTCACCCTCAACGACCGCACGCCACCGATCGAGAGCTACACGACGCGGGTCTTCTGGCAGATAGACCATCACAAATGGACCTCAACGCGGCCGCGGCCGGCCACCCGCGACGAGGTAATGCTGGCCACCGAGGCCGCGCTGACGTTGCTAAGATGAGCCAGAACCAGACCCTCATCCTGGGTGGGCCCGGCGCGGGCAAGACTACCGAGCTGCTAGGAATAATGGAGCGGGCCATGGAGGAGGGCCTGTCGCCATCCTCAATCGCGTTTGTCTCCTTCACCCGCGCAGCCGTCCAGGAGGCCAAAGACCGCGCCACCAAGCGCTTTAACCTCAGCGAGAAGGAGCTGCCATACTTCCGCACGCTCCACAGCTTGGCGTTCCGCGAGCTCGGGCTAACTTCCCGAGATGTTCTAAGCGAGGAGCATCTCGGAGAGCTGTCGGCGGCTACGGGCGAGCTCATCAACGACCTCAACCCGATGCTGGACTCACCGGCCATGCGCCGCAACGCCGATGAGCTGCTAACCATCGATCACCTGGCGCGCACCACCAAGCGCGGCCTGGAGGGAGCCTGGCGCGATCACGGCGGCGATGTGGACTGGTATCGCTTGAAGCGCTTCTCTGATGCCTATCGTTCCTACAAGCGCGACTGGAACTTAATGGACTTCACCGACATGCTCACGAACTATACGCACGCGCACGTTCCGCCCGCGCCGGTGAAGCTCGCCATTCTCGACGAGGCCCAGGACTTCACGCTGGCGCAATACGACGTGGCGCGCAAGGCCTTCGCCGACGCCGAGGACGTCTACTACGCCGGTGATGACCTGCAATCCATTCATCGCTGGGCCGGCGCCGCGGAGGAGCACTTCCTCAACCTGCCGTTCCAGCGCCGCGTTCTCCCCCTGTCCCACCGCCTGCCAAAATCGATTTTCGAGCTGGCGGAATCGGTGGCTTCCCGAATTGAGCATCGCTACGCCAAGGAATGGCGCAGCCAGGATCGCGCGGGTCGCGTGGAGTGGATCAACCGGCCGGAGGAGGTGGACCTGCACTCGGGGAAGTGGCTGTTGCTCGCTCGCACCCGAGCCCAGTTGGCACCCTTTGCCCAGCTAGCGCGCGAGCAGGGGGTGGCATACCGGCTGAAGGGCGAGCCGAGCGTGAAGCCGGCGCATCTCATTGCGATCAAGGCCTACGAGGCGTTGCGGGCCGGAAAGCGCGTGGAGGCGAGCGACGTTTCCGAGGTGCTGCGATTCTGCGGCGTGTCGCGCGAGCTCAAGGAGGCGAGCACCTACACGGCAACCGAGCTGGGCATGGACTGCTCACCCATCTGGCACGACGCGCTCATTCGGCTGCCCCTCGACGATCGCGAGTATTACCTGGCCTGCCGGCGCCGCGGCGAGCGGCTGGACGACGAGCCGCGCGTGCGGATCGAGACCATTCACGGGGCCAAGGGCGCCGAGGCCCAGAACGTCCTGCTCGCCACGGACCTTACCTACCGGACCCAGCGGGGCTACCGGCTGGACCCGGACAGCGAGCACCGGGTGTTCTACGTCGGCCTAACGCGGGCCTCGGAGGTCCTCTATCTGGCCGCCCCGAAGACGGCCTACGGATTTCCCCTTTAAAATCAATGGCCAAAATTTTTGAAAAAAGTGGTGGAAGGGGGTTTACAAATGTTCAGAGCCATGGTCTAGTCATCATCAGTGATCGGCCCTGCACCGGCTCACACTCCTAACTGGCGGCCTTAAAGGTTGCCGATGATGGAGGGAGAGGTCATAGGGAGGTTACGGAAGGTGGGCCTTGGGATAGCAGTGCTTCGGCGCGGCAATGAACCCCAAGGCCGCACCGGATCGGCGCAGAACCCAACCAGGAGGCTTAAATGCCAAAGATCATGAAGTTCAACAAGGACGCCCTCAAGGGGCTTCGTTCCCCGATTGAGGAGGCCCTCAAGGAGCTGGGCGACAAATATGGAATATCGTTCCGCGTCGGCAACGGCAACTTCGGCGACGTCAGCGCGAAGTTCACCCTGGAGATGAAGGTGGCGGACACCTCGGTGCTGGAGCAGAACGACAAGCGGGAGTTCAGCGCCTATGCGCAGCTGTTCGGCCTGCGGGGGATTGATTTTGGGACTAGGGTGCTTTTGAGCGGGGTGCCATATGAGGTTGCGGGTTTCGCCATGAACCGCAAGAAGTATCCCATCAAGATGCGCAACGTCGCGACGGGAAAGATTATGCTCTATACCACGGACGTGGTGGAGCGCATTCGCAAGGCGACGGATTTGAAGAACGCGGCTTAAGGGGAGACCCTTGAGGCGAGCCCGGTCGGCGGTCAACAAGCCCCCCAGCCCCGAACCGACCGGCCGGGCTTGCTACCTCAGATGTCCACGCGGACGTTTAAGGTAGCAACAGAGCCAAGGAGAGAGAATGAAATGACAGTATTTGCGCTTGCGCACAGCGCCTTGTTCAAGGAGCTGAGCATCACCACCCATCCGCACGTTCCGGCCGCAAATCAATATTTGGCCGGCTCTGGCAAAGAGACCAACGTCGTGGTAATTGCAGCGGAGGACCTGCCATATTCAGGCCCCAACCTGGCGGTGCTGTTCAACCGCCTGACGGACGATGAGGCCAAGCATGTCTCAAAGTTCGCCACCAAAGCTGATGGCCAGCGCCGGGTGTTCGCCGCGCTGGAAGCGAAGTACGGGAAGCAACCCGAGGAACCCTTCAACCCGCAGCCGACGGCCGGCGATGAGAAGGATAACACCCAGGCCGCCACCAACGCCGACCCCTCGGAGGGGACGGATCAACCAATGGAGGGCCAGATGGCCACGAAGAAGAAGTCTGCAGTGAAGAAGGCCGCGAAGAAGGCGGCCAAGAAGACCGGCGAGCGCAAGCCGCGCGCGACCGCCCCGCTGTTCGAGGAGCTGAGCTCCACGGCGCCGAAGGCCAACATGACCAACGGCTGCTATATCCGCTCGCTCCTGATGCGCGGCGGCAAGAGCGCTACCACCGAGTCCATCCTGGAACTGGTGAAAAAGCATTATCCGGACAGCAAGGCCAAGGCCAGCGACGTCAGCTGGAACCGCCAGAAGCTGCGGAACGCCGGCAAGAAGCTGCCCGCCGCCGCCGAGTAACCCCGCTCGGTGAGTTCGGCGTGGGCCCGCGATCGCCCGGAGGGGAGGTCGCGGGTCCACCCGAGCCCAAGGAGAGGTGACGATGCTTGAACATACCATTACGGGATTAGTCCCGCAGCTCATGGCCCTTGCCGTCTATGGAGGCGCGATCGTGGCCCTCGGCATTGGCTTCCTGTTCTTCTACGGGAGGTAAATCGTGAGCAAAATCATGCAATATCGCGTCATCGGGCGCAGCGACTTCCCGATGGATATGCTTCGTTATGACGGCAGCTGGCCCAGCGATAGCGCCAGCGCGGAGAAGCTGTCGCTGAGCATTCGCTCACTCACGGAAATGGAGCAGCGCGCCTGGATACGGCGGATGCGGGTAATAACTCTGAGCTGCAACGAGGTGGGCGCGCGGCCTACCGAAGGGCGCTGGTCCTCCTTCGGCTGGTCTGTCGTGAATGAAAATCTGTTTCGCGGTCAAAGCAACGAGCAGGTTGAGGCCTATTTCAACCAGGGGCGCGATCAATGAGCTCAGAATCCTTCGCGCTCGGCATCATGGCCGCAGCCGCCATCCTCCTCTATTTTCTTCTTACCGGGCATCCGATATGACCGACGACATCACCTACTGGCAGGTCCATCTAGAGGATGAGATTCCGACCTTCGGGGCCGGCAAGCGCCGGCTGCTCGTGGTGGAGCGCGGCCAGAAGTGGGTGACGCTGCTCAATCCCTCCGACTGCGCCTACGACAGAAGCCCCATTGACATCTGGGACCGGCTCAAGCCGGTGGAGCTGCTGCTGCCGGCCTGGAACTACCAGGAGATGGCGGTGCGGCTGGAGCGGACCGCGCGCGAGTACGAGCGCAACTCTGCTACCTACCGGCTCGCAATGAAGCTGCTGGGCTTCCCGGTGGCCGAGCCGGAGCTGACCCCGGAGCAGAAGCTGGCCCGCGAGCAGGCCGGCGAGCGCTTGAAGGCCGCCAAGGTCGAGAAGGTCTACGTTCCGGGTGAGGGCGAGAAGCCCGGCCAGAACGAGGGCTCCGGCAAGCTCATGCAGCGGCTGTGGATGACCGGAAACTACACGCCCGAGCGCCTGGTGGAAATCGTGCTGAGCCACTGGCCCGGCCGCACCACCAAGAAATCCGACGTCAAGTACAACTACAACATTCTCGTCGAGATGACGGCGGAGGAGCGTTTAAACAGGTTCGGTCGATCCGACGTGCCGGCGTGGCCCGAGAAGGAGGCCAAGCCCGCGCTCAAGGCAACCACCATTAAGCCCGCACCGGCGCCGGAGCGCAAGAAGAAATGAACAAGGTCGTATTTCTGGGCGCCGGCGGCGGCCGGCTGGACATTCCCAGCGATAAGCCCAGCCTGGAAACCCTGCAGAAGGCGGTGGGCGGCTACATCGAGCGCGTGCCGGACTGGGACAAGTTCGAGGGCGAATCCTGTATCGCCTATTGCAACGAGGAAGGCCTACTTCATAACCTTCCGCGCAATCTCAACGCCACGCAACTCTGGCGCGAGCACCTTGGAACCAAGGGGCCATTCCACCTGGATCGCGCCACGATAGTCGGCGACGTCATCATTCTTGTTGGTGACAGACGTTTTTTAAGATGAAATAACCTACCATAGAGCCAAATGAGAGCACCATGAAAGTTCAAAGCATGTTCCACGTTTCGTTTGACATTCCGCAAAATCGGCTTACCACCGTCCTGGAGGTGCTGACCAAAGAGGTTAGCAACCTTGAGGTAAAAACCATTGGCACCGGGCCGATCGTAACGGCGAGCGCGCCCGCCAAAAAGCGGAACTCGCCACTGCGCGGTTCTCCGATCACCGAAGCGGTTAAAGCCTGGGTGGAGCAGATGCCGAGCGGAACCGAGATTACCATCAAGCAGGTCAAGACCTTCTTGAAGGAAAATAACTTTAAGGAGAGCAATTGCAGCCCGCAGATGTCTCTCATGAACAACACCTACAAGCTTATCACCTCACCGGCCAAAGGCCTCTACCGTCGCCGCTAACCCTCAAAGGAATATCTAGTGACCAAGAAAAAGCTCAAGCCCCTTCGCGCCCTCGCCGCCAACGTCTTTGCCGGCGGCTTCTCCATCGGGGTGCGCGAGCACTTTGAGGTGCTCGCCCACTTCGAGGAGAGCGACTATGGCGTGGCCACGGTCCAGCGCAACTATCCGGACCTGCCCATCCACTATCCCAACTCCGAATGGCCCGTGGACGATCCGGAGTTCTCCGAGCTCGACTTCATCTACGGCAACCCGCCGTGCGCTGCCTGGTCGGTAGCCGGCTACACCAAGACCCGCGGCGCCGACAAGTGGCGGACCGACCCCCGCGTGCAGTGTACCGTGCGGCACTTCGAGCTATTGGAAAAACTCAAGCCCACCGTCTGGGCGACCGAGAGCGTGACCCAGGCCTACGGCAAGGGCCAGGAGGTGCTGCGCGAGCTAGAGCGCCGCGCCCTGGCGCTGGGCTACAACGTTTACTACGTGCTGCACGACACCAAGTGGCACGGGGTGGCGCAGTCGCGCAAGCGCTTCTTCATGATCTGCTCCAAGGTCGCCATCGCGTGGCCGCTGCCCAACTGGGCTCCGCCCAGGACCGCGCTGGAATGTTTAAATGATGTCACGCCGACCCGGCTGGATTGGACGGTGAAGATCGAGCCGCTCGTCGCCAAGTGGCTGAACAACACCTACTTCGAGATGGAGCCCGGCGAGAAGGTGCGCGACTACTGGGAGCGCTTCGTGCCGCAGGAAAAATGGCAGCGCGGCGCGCAGGGCCAGATCATCGGCCGGCCCAGCTTCGGCCATCGCCGCCTGCCGGTGGACCGGCCGGCCGACGCCTTCGTGGGCTACGCCCTCATTCATCCCACCGAAAAGCGCTTCATTACCGTCAACGAGGGCGCGGCGCTCTGCGGCTTCCCGCCGGACTACGAGTTCATGGCCACGACCGCCAATGCCGCCTTCTCCCTCATCGCGCGCGGCGTCTGCCCACCGATCGGCTCCTGGCTCGGCGGCGTTGTGGCCGGCGCCATTCGCGACGGCAAGAAGACGTCGCAGCCTAGCGTCTTCCACGTGGAGCTGCGCGAGCCGCCGGCCGACGGGCACCCCCACATTCACGAGCTCCCCCCTGACCGTGAGCTGGTTCAGCACATTCCGGCCGCTCGCTTTGAGGGCGCGCCACGAGCCAAAAGTCAGGGGGAGGGCAACCGGCGCCGCGTGGAGGTGCCCGTGGCGAACCTGGTGGTGGGTGCGCCGATCCCCGAGCCTGATCGCAAGCAGGGCCGCATGCGCTACCTGCAGGAACTCATCATGCTGGACCGCTTCACGATCGACCAGCTGGTGGCGATCGTCAAGCACCATTGGCCGGAGAGCCTCGTGAGCAAGGCCGACGTGTCCACGCAGCGCCGGAACCTCAAGTTGCTCAAGGGCAAGGATGCCGTTCCGGAGGTGCGCAAGTTCCCGGCCGAGCTCCTGCCCTTCACCGTGAAGCGGTCCCTGGAGGCGGAGCTGGAGAGCGAGGAGGTGGAAAGTGAAGCTGCTGAATAAACAGGCTAAGGCCATACTGGATCGGTTGCTAGAGCCAGTATTAGCTAGCAATCTGCTGGCGGCGCCCTGCGTCTTTTGCGGTTATAACGGCGCGAACTATTATCAGCGCGGCTCGCACAAGAAGGCGTGTCCATTCCACGATGTAGGTGGCGAAACGGCGCGGGCGCGGCATCTAACGAAGATGGTGGACGGATGAACTATTTTACCTCCGACCTCCATTTCGGTCACGACAAGATCATTGACTACTGCGAGCGGCCATTTCGCGACCTGGCCCACATGACGGAACAGCTGACGCAGCGGTGGAACGACACCGTGGGCGACGCCGATGACGTCTGGGTGCTGGGCGACGTGGCGCTCTACTGGCGCCGGCGCGACCTGGAGCAGGTGCTGGCCGGTCTCAAGGGCCGCAAGCATCTGGGCATCGGCAACCACGATCACCGCGATGTCTACAAGGCGAACGGCTGGGGTGAGGTCTTCCATTACCGGACCCTGACGCTGGCCAACGGTACGCCGGCGCATCTGATCCATGACCCCTATCGGCTCCACCTGCACGCCCCGATGGGCTCCGGCCTGGTGCTGCACGGGCACCTGCACGGCCGTAAGGGCCGACCCGAGCTGCACTCGCCCCGGCTGGAAGGCTGCACCTTCCTGGACGTGGGCGTGGACTGCGACTACGCCGACTATCGTCCCATCAGCGAGGTCGAAATCATCAACGTTCTAAATCGGAGATAAGAGCTATGGATACCTTCACGGCCGTGGGTGAGTTTCACAAGAAGTTTGGGCTGGCGGTGGCCGATGGTACCCCGCCGGGCTTTCCGACCGATGACGTGGTTCGCTTTCGCATGGCCTTTCTGCTGGAGGAGCTCGCCGAGTTTGCGCAGGCCTGCGGCATGATCCGGCTTGGCGTGCAGCTGCAGAACATGAGCCGCAGCATCGAGAGCTACCCCGTGGACCCAGCGCAGCAGGACCTTGAGGGCGGCGCCGATGCACTGGCCGACCTGAAATATGTTCTGGATGGCACGGCGCACATGATGGGCGTTCCGCTCAACGAGGTCTTTGCCGAGGTGCAGCGCGCCAACATGAGCAAGGAGCGCGCCGTGTCCGCGAGCGACGAAAGATCGACTCGCGGACACAGCCTAGACGTGGTGAAGCCGGTTGACTTTGTGCCGCCGGATCACGCGCCGGCGCTGGAGCGGCACGCCGCGCGCTTCCGGGTCGGCGAATAAACGATGTTTACTTTTGTTTACCCGAGAGGTTAGGGTTTAGCCTCGAAGCAGAGCTGGGAGAATTAAATGAAGATCGCATACGAAAACGGCGAGGTGGTGGTGCGCATTCCGTGCAGCGCCGAGCAGGTGAAGGCCGCGCCGCTGAGCGGCACCGGCAAGTCGCGCATGATCGCGAGCACCGGCGGCTTCGCCAAGGTGGACGGCGCGCCGGAGGGCGTCAAGCTGAGCCTCAACCTGATTGGGCCGAAGGACTGAGATGCGTGGGATCATCGTTCTAGAGGGTGCCGACGGCACGGGCAAGACCACGCTCGCGCGCGAGCTGGTTAAGCGCTACGGCGCCTTCTATATCCACAACGGCCTCTGGCCCAACATCTGGCTCCGTCACCTGGCGACCGTGGACCTGGCCATCAAGATGAGCCAGAAGCGGCTGGTGGTCATTGACCGGCTCTGGCTCTCCGAGCAGATATATGGCGACACCTTCCGCGGCGGGCCAAAGTACGATCTAGGCGCAAGATGCCTAGATCGTGCTTTGATGCGCTACGGTGCGGTGACGGTGCTCTGCGTGCGGCACGACTTCGCTAGGCACATGCACCATTTTGAGGAGTTGAAGAATAGCCGCAGGGAGAAGTTCGCTCGCATCGAGATGGTGGCGCAGCGCTACCTGGACCTGGCCGACGGCAACCTGGCGGCGGGTGGTAAATGGTATTATCAGCAGCTTACCCAGTTCCAGGATTATCCGTTGCGCGATGACGTGCTGGTGTACGACTTCGAGGTGGCGGGCCTCTCGCCCAAGATGCTGGGCCTCAGCATGGATACCATCGTGGGTCGTATGAGGGCGCTGCAGCGCGACATTGGTGGGGACTTTCTAGCTCCCACCGGAAATCTCACCGGCAACCCACGCGATCCCAAATACCTATTCGTGGGCGAGGGCCTCTCGCCCCGGGCCTGCCCGCGCGCCGCGCCGTTCCTGTGGAGCGACGCGCCGAGCTCGGCCAGCTACCTGAATGCGCACCTGCGCGACCTAAAGTTCTGCGAGGATCAGGCCCTATGGACCAACGCCCTCGCACCCGAGCGCTGGCTGCCGTTCCTGCGCGATTACCTCTCCGCTACCACGCGCGTGATTGCGCTGGGCGGCATCGCGGCGCGGAGCGTTGAGGAATTGGGATTTCCCAACGCGGTCAACGTACCGCATCCCCAGTGGGCGCGCCGCTTCCAGGCCGGCCATCCCGAAAAATATCAAGCCCTGTTAAAGGAGGCATTGCAGCTGTGACCACCACCCTGATTTGGAAGAAAGCATTGCTGGACCTGATGCACAGCGGCGTCCGGGTATCACCCATGTCGGCTGGCGCCGCGTGGCGCGGCCGCGAGAACCGGGAGCTGATCGGCTACCAGACCGTGATCCCAATGGAGCATCCCGTGGTGATTTCACCAGCGCGCAAGCTCGGCTACAAGTTCATGTGCGCCGAGGCCGCCTGGATTCTGTCCGGCGACAATCGCGTCGCCACGATCGCGCCCTATGCCAAAGCCATCAAGGAGCTGAGCGACGACGGCCGGCGCTACTTCGGCGCCTATGGGCCCAAGTTCGTGGACCAACTCTCCTTCGTGGTGGACACCCTCATCAAGGACCCGGCTTCGCGCCAGGCGGTGGTGAACATCTGGCGCGAGCAGCCCCGCCCGAGCAAGGATACGCCCTGCACGCTCTCGTGGCAGTTCCTCATTCGCGGCGGCAAGCTTCACTGCGTTGCCACCATGCGCTCCTCCGACATCTGGACCGGCTGGGTCTACGACGTCTTCAACTTCTCAATGGCCGCGGCCGTGGTGGCGCTAGAACTACGACAGCGCGCCACTAAATTCCTGCAAAATGTTGGTGACGTTCCAATGAGCTCATGCTACGGGCAAACCATTCAAGAAGCCACCAGTCATCTGGAAGCACTTCAAGAGCTCCAGCTGGGCTACCTCACCCTCACCGCCGGCTCGCAGCACCTCTACCAGGTGGACCTGGAGGGTGCGCGGGCCTGCCTTAACGAGGCGAGCAATCCCGCGCTACGCTCGCTCAACCTCGCCGAGTTCCAGTCAAGCGACGACCTGATTTCCCACCTCTTGGCCTGCGCGCGGGGGCAATGGTCGTTGCAATCAAGCCACTTCCTCGGAGAGCTGTTCGCGTGAGTCGGATCAGCAAGGACGACACCGGCTTGAGCCTGGCGGCCGTGTGGGCCGATCGCGGCACCTGCGCTCGCCGGCAGGTGGGCTGCGTGCTGTTTGACGTGGACGGGGTGGAGCTGAGCTCGGGCTACAACGGCCCGGCCAGCGGCATGCCGCACTGCATTGATACGCCTTGCGCCGGCGCCAATTGCGCGCCCGGCACCGGCCTGGAGCTGTGCGAGGCCATTCACGCCGAGGCCAACGCGCTGCTCAAGTGCCCCGACGTGCGACGCATCTTTACCTGCTTCACCACACACTCCCCCTGCCTGCACTGCGTCAAGCTGCTGATGAATACGGGCTGCAAGCGAATTGTGTTCCGCGAGCCCTACGCCCACGATAGCGCTTCGCGGAGCCTTTGGCAGCGGAGCAGGGGGAGCTTTGTATATTTGAGGGGTGTGCCTCTGGATACCTGGAGACAGCATGCCTGACGCCAAGCCCTATTCCGACCAGCAGAACTGGTCCAACACCTACCTCACCGATCCGGAGCTGGTGAAGCTGCTCGGGCCGTTTGACCTGGACCCGTGCTGCCCGCCGCAGATGCCGTGGCGGACTGCGCGGTTGATGTTGACCGATGGCAGCGCTAGGAAGGCGCGTAAGGGTTTCTACCATCCGGCGACGCTTTGCGGCTTGGAGTATCCGTGGCGGGAGAGCGACCGGGTGTTCATGAATCCGCCCTATCGCGGCGTGCTGCGGTGGGCGAAAAAATTTATAGAGCAGCGTAGTGGGATAGCGCTGCTCAACGGGCGCTCCACCGAGACCCGGGCGACGCAGCTCATCATGGAGCATAGCGCGGCCATCTGGTTTCCCGACCACCGCCTGACCTTCTACAAGCCGACCGGAAAGCCCTTTGAGCAAAAGTGGTTTCCCTCGTTGCTTCTGGGCCTGGGCTTAGAGGACGCGCGCCGCATGTCCCGGGCGCAGAAGGTTTATGGCGGCCAGATATTCATTAAGCAGAGCCCATAGGAGAACTCATATGAACCCGGATTTTATCAAGAAGCTGCTGGAGGACATTCCACCCGAGCTGCGGCAGGAGGCGTTCAGGCAGCAGGTGCGCGAGCAGATCGAGGCGCAGGGCGGCCTGGACCGCAAGGCAACCGCCGTGGCCACCGCGGCCATTGACATTTTGCAGCGCCTGCCGGCCGTAAAACGGTCGTTGGAGGAAATTCGGGAGGCCATGGATATTGATATTCCCACGGGCGATGCTGTCTTCATTGGCGCGCTGTTCGCCGCCGGCATGGCCTATGCCAGTGGCTTCATGGACATGGCGCCGGAAACGAAGGAGCAGAAGAAGCTGACCCCGGAGCAGTACAAGCTTGCCCGGTTCGTTACGGTGGAGCGCGCCAACAACGTGGCCTTCCAGGTTTACGCCACCGTGCAGGAGACGGTGGAAAAAATCCATCGGGGCGAGGTTACGGCGCCGCTTACCGAGCTTGGACCGAAAACTACCCTCTTTCGCAAGGAGCGCAAGAAGTGATTCAGGCCCAGGTTATCTGCGACAGCCTCTCGCCGGCCGGCGTCCGGCTCACCACGGTCCAGGTCACGGCGCACCGCTTCATTCTGGCGGAAATCAACACGCACCGCATGCTGAGCCGCAACTACCGGAGCTCGCGCGCCGTGCCGGTAAAGAAGCTGCTGGAGGAGGTTCGCACCAACCCCGCCATGCCCGTCTTCTGGGGAAAGAACCAGGCCGGCATGCAGGCGGCGGAAGAATTGACTGGTGAAGCATTGAATTGCGCTAAGGACGAATGGCATAGAGCCGCGCAATCAGCTGTAGAGCACGCGGAGCAGTTAGCTGCTCTTGGACTGCATAAGCAGCTTGCCAATCGGCTACTGGAGCCGTTTATGTGGGTTCACGGCGTCATCACTGCTACCGATTTCGACAACTTTTTCGGCTTGCGCCTCCATCACATGGCCATGCCGGAGTTCAAGGCGCTGGCCGACGCGATGTGGCCGGCGATCAAGGCCAGCGTGCCGATTAACCTGGCGCCGGGAGAGTGGCATCTGCCCTACGTGGGCCCCACCGACCCCAACCGCCTAACCTGCGAGCGGGAGGACTGCTCCAAGCATTTGAGCCGGGAGGAGCTGCAGCGCCGGCTGCGCATCACCTCGGTGGCGCGCTGCGCCCGCGTGACGTCCTCCAGCTTCGAGACCGGCAAGGAGAGCAGCTGGGGCGAGGACCTGCGCACCTACGCCCGGCTCAACATTCCCGGCACGGAATACTACAACCCCGACGAGCCCATCCACGCCTCGCCGGCGGAGCACCAGGCCACTCCCGACACTTTTGAGTTCAAAAGCTATGGAACCTCCGGCCAGTATGAATGGAAGAACAAAGAACAGCACGGCAACTTCACCGGCTGGCGTCAGTATCGCAAGATGCTGCCCGGCGAGGCCAAAGCCCCATTACCAAGGGAGTATCGCGATGAATAGCACCGCCATATATACCTTTCCAGACCGGGACATGTGCCGAAACCTGGAGACACAACGCGCCCAGCTGCTCGCGGCCGCGGTGCGCTACGTACGCGACGGCCGCGATGGCACCCCACAGGACCGCCTGCGAACCGCGTCCAACCTGAGCGGCATTCCGATCAACCTGATTGAGGTGGAGTTGAGCAAGAAATGAGCGACATTGGCCAAGAGGACTTTCGCGTGGAGCTGGATGGCGGAAAATATACCGTTATATACCTGGTGGGCGGCGGCACGCGCTGGCTGCGCCACGGCGAACCGTGGGACGCAGCCCAGCAGAGCTTCCAGCACTCCAAGGTTATCACTTCCATGCTACACCGCATCCACGACCTGGAGGTGCAGCTACACCAGAAGGTCAAGGGCGACGCGGCCGAGGTGGGCCAGCGCGCTTCCCATTACGGTGCTGGCATACAGCCTTGGGACTACATTGTAGCATCCGGCTGGGCGCCCGAGTTCGCCGCCGGCAACGCCCTCAAATACGTGCGCCGCTACCAGAACAAGAACGGTGAGGACGACCTAAAGAAGGGCCGCTGGTATTACGCCGAGCTGGTAAAGTTGGCGACCGAAAATTATTGGGCGCAAAGCAAAACCGTGCTGGATCGCCTAGAGATAATGCTCACGCCGGAGGAGCGCCAGCTGCTGCGCCATGCCTAAGCCCACCAAATCCATTCGCCGCGTGCCCTGCGAGTTTTGCGCCCGCAAGTTCGTAGACGAGGCCTCGCGCGATCGGCACTCGCGTCAGCTCCACCGCAAGGCTTTCAACCTGGTACGCAGTTTGCGCGATTATATTAGCAAGGTTTCTAGGACATTGCCGGAGCGCTGCAACTGCGATGCCTCTTGCGGTGAAAATCGTTATCACAATTTCGGAGAACCGGGCTGCCGGTATCATCACAATGGCCCGCGGTAATAGCATGAGCGCCGGCGCGCGCCGCCACCTCCAGGCCGCGGAGATGGGCCAGATGGCCCTGTTCCAGCCGGAGGTCAAGTGGGTGGCGCCGGACCTCAACACCATCAACCTGGCCGGCGTCAAGCGCCTGGGGATCGACACCGAGACCCACGACCCGGAGCTGCAGGAGAAGGGGCCGGGCTTTCGCTGGGGTGCCAAGCCCGTAGGCGTGTCGCTGGCGACCGACGATGGGCGCGCCTGGTACCTGCCCACCGACCACGAGGGCGGCGGCAACCTGGACCGTGGCCTGGTGCAGCGCTTCATGAAGAAGCTTGCCAGCGAGTATCGGGGCGAGCTCGTCGGCGCGTCGCTGGGCTACGACCTGGATGGCCTCTCCACCTGCTGGGGCGTGGAGTTTACCCACGTAAAGGTATTCCACGACGTGCTGGTGGCTGAACCTTTGCTGGACGAGTGGCGCGATTCCTATTCGCTGGAGGCCGTGGCGCAGACCCATCTGGGGCTCGGCAAGGACGAGGACCTGCTGCGCGAGGCGGCCAGCGCGCTGGGATTCGGCGCCAGCGATGACGCCGTTAAACGCAACATTCATCGCATGCCCGCCGGCGTGGTGGGACCCTACGCGCAAGTGGACGCGCTACGGCCGCTGCAAATTCTGGAAAAGCAGCTGGCGCTGCTAGAAGCAGACGAGCAGCTCCCGGTCTACGAGCTGGAGCGCAAGCTCATCCCGATCCTGGTGAAGATGCGCCAGCGCGGCGTACCGGTCAACGAGGCCAAGGTTATGAAGCTGCGCGCCCGCTTCACCAAGGAGGTGGCGCGCTGGACCAAGGAGCTAAAGCGGCTGGCGGGTCCAAAGGCCGAGCTCACCGAGCCCCTCAGCTTCTATCGGGCGCTGGAAGAAAAGGGTATTGAGGTACCGCGCACCAAGAAAACCAACGCTCCCTCCATAACCAAGCCCTTCATGGAGCAGTATCAAAACGACCCCCTGGTTCGCGTGCTCTTGAACGGCCGCAAGTTCAATACGCTGGTAACGACCTTCATTGACGGTCAGATTCTAGGCCACCTGCATAAAGGCCGGGTGCATCCGACCTTCAAGCAGGGCAAGGACGACGAGGGCGGCTCGCTCAGCCGGTTTGCCGGCTCGCATCCCAACATGCAATTCATTCCGGCGCGCGAGTCCGACTGGCAGGAGGATCAAAATATCGCGCCGCTGGTGCGCGGCGTTTTCGAACCCGAGCAGGGGGAGGAGTGGCAGCGCGACGATTTCAGCCAGATCGAGTACCGCTTTACCGCGCACTTTGCCGTGGGTCGCGGCGCGGAGGAGGCGCGCGACGCCTACCGCAACGACCCCAAGACCGACTACCACAAGCTCACGGCGCAGATGCTGGGCGTGGACCCGGAGGATTCGAAGAAGCGCAAGCGCGTCAAGAACACCAACTTCGCCAAGGGCTATGGCGCCCAGCCGCCCAAGCTGGCGCTCACCTTCGGATGCTCGGTGGAGGAGGCGGAGGAGTTTGTGCGCGAGTACGAGGAGAAGCTGCCCTTCACCAAGGATACCTTCGATGCCTGCGCCTACTGGGCGCAGCGCAATGGCTACGTCACCACGATCCTGGGCCGCAAGCAGCGCTTTCCTTTCTGGGGGCCGGTGCGCTATCAGCGGAAAATCCCGGCAGCCGTGTTTCGCGATCGCGCCGAGGCCGTGCATTACTGGATCACGAGCGAGGAGGCGCAGCGCGGCTTTCGCAAATACCGCGGCTACAGCGTGCGCCAGGTGGAGCGGGTTAACACCTACATGGCAATGAACCGAAAGATGCAGGGCTCCTCCGCGGACCTGACGAAAAAATCCATGGTGGACGCGCACGAGGCCGGCATCCTGGACGTAATTGGGCCGTTCCTGGTTACCGTCCACGACGAGCTCGGCAGCTCCATCGCCAAGACCAAGGCCGCGGACGAGGCCGGCCGGGAGCTGACGCGGATCATGGAGAATGCCATCCAGCTCAAGGTGCCGGTGCTGGTGGAGAGCGATCGCGGCGCGGATTGGGGAGCCTGCTCGTGAGGAAGTCAAAAGCGAAGATTCGGCCTGACCTGGAAAAGCTATTGGCGGCGGCCAAGAAACGAGTAGCCAAGATGACTTCGGCGAAAAAAGCCGCCATGATTAAGCGCCAGCGCGAGAGCTGGGCGCGGCAGGATAAGGATTAAAAAGGAGCCTCAACATGACACAAGACCCTTGGTTCTGGATCGCTCTCGTGGCCTACATCGGCGGCGGCATCAATCTTGTTATCTGGATCACTGACGGCGGTTCGCGCATGACCAAGGTGCCACGCTGGAAGATTTTCGCGGTATCGACCTGCTGGCCCCTCTTTACGCTCTACGGGATCGTCAGCGGTTTTGCAGATTGGTTTTTGCAGCCGCACGGCGCTGCATTGGACGATTAAAAGGAGCGATTTTATGGGTGAGCGCAGGCGAAGGTCTAGAACCGGGCACGGGGTGGAAGTCCTCGTAGCTTGTTGCTCACCCGCCAACTTTTGAGGAGGGCTTGCTGTGACCAACCTGATACCAGATTTCGCCAAAGAAGATCAGTATGAATGCGAGTGTGGCCGCTGCGGCAATCACTACCTTGGCCAGAAGCGGTCCAGCACATGCCCGGAGTGCAAGCTCAAAGCCGAGCGTTGCTACTATTGCGCTATGGGGTCGCCTCAAATTCTTCTGAGCGACGGCATGTACGGCCATGAAATTTCCTGCAACCAAGCGTTCGAATGCGGCAACCAGCCATCAATTCGTCCCGCCAACTAATCGAGCGATTTTATGGGTGAGCGCAGGCGAAGGTCTAGAACCGGGCACGGGGTGGAAGTCCTCGTAGCTTGTTGCTCACCCGCCAACTTTTGAGGAGCCAAAACCATGTGGATCACGCAATGGAGATTTCAGCCGCACTTTGACCTGCACTGGTGGGTTGTCGGCGTCATCGTTTCCGAGTGGGAAGTGACGCTGTGCCTGGGGCCGGTTGGCCTGTCATTTCGCAAATCTGAAATCCACGTCTGAAAGGGAGGGCTCATTGAGCGACGATAAGGCACAAATCTTGGCCGAGCGGATCGCCTTCAAGGCGAGCGACCTGCTGCGCCCCCTTCAACGGGAAATGGACCGCAACGGCTGGGCGCCAGAATTTCGCAAGATCATGTGGCAGGCGGTGGCGGATACCGCTTCCACCTATGCAGCCGAGCAAGGCTAGGGAGCCCATAGCTTGAGCCAGTCCCGCCTCACGATTGCGCCCTGCACGGTGAAAGCCGCGCGAGCCATCGTGCGCGCTTGGCACCGGCACCTGCCCGAGCTGCAAGGGGGTCTTTTTGCAGCTCGCGTCCTGGGTGATGACGGCGCGGTGCTGGGCGTGGCCGTCGCCGGCAACCCTTCGCGGGTTTGGCAGGACAGCGGGCGCATCGTGATTTCGAGGGTGGCGACCGAGGGCGCGGAGAATGCCTGCTCCTGTCTCTATGGCGCCCTGTGCCGAGCTGCAAAGGCACTCGGGTATCGGGAAGCCTGGACATACACCTTGCCGGAGGAACCCGGCACCAGCCTGCGGGCCGCAGGATTTATGGACATGGGTTTGACGGACGGCGGGGAATGGTCCCGCCCGTCACGCCCTCGCGCCAAGGCGGTGCGGCCAGAGCCAAAGCGGCGCTGGCTGCGGCGCCTGGCCGGATAAATGGAGCGCAAATTGAACACCGTCGATCTGACCCAAAGCCGCGAGTTCACCAAACTGTTAGGAGGAATCTCAATGAGAGAACATTCAGACTTTTGCCAGCTCCATCCCGACCACGATGGAATATGCTCTCGCGCGGTTGGACAGCACCCGCGAGTTAAATGGGCCGAGCACGCGGGGGTCCGCATCGTCGATTTTCTTTATTGGGTCGGCATCGTCTACCTGGTGGCGTGTGTCCTCCTGCCCGCAATTCACGCGAAATAGCGGAGATAATTCACCATGATATTTGTATACGACACCGAAACCACCGGCCTAGTGCAGAGCTCGCTGCCGCCGGGGCACCCGACGCAGCCGCACCTGGTGCAGCTGGGCTGCCTGCTCGTCACCGATGAGGGCAAGGAGGTCTGCTCCGCCGACCTCATAATCCAGCCCAACGGCTGGACCATACCGGAGGGCGCGGCGCGCGTTCACGGCATCACCACCGAGATTGCGCGCGAGTGCGGCGTGCCGATGGCCACGGCGCTGAGCGTCTTTGCCCAGCTGCGAGCGCGCGCCAGCGAGGTAGTGGGCTTCAACCAGAAGTTCGACGAGACCGTGCTGCGGACCGCCTTCCATCGCTATGGCCGGCAGCCTTCGCACCCAGGTCCCGACAAGATCACCTGCTGCATGGAACTCGCCACGCCCATCATGAAGCTGCCGCCCACCGAGCGCATGCGCGCGGCCGGCTTCGACAAGTACAAGCCCCCGAACCTGCAGGAAGCCTACAAATACTTCGTGCATCCGGACGGCTTCGAGGGCGCTCACAGCGCGGTAGTGGACTGCCGCGCCACGGCCGAAGTTTATTTTGCCATCATGAAGGAACAGAATGTCCAACAAGCGGTTTGATACGGCCAAGCATTCCAAGACCCGAGCCACCAAGCCAAAATCCAGAGGGTGGATTGGTGTGGACCTGGATGGAACGCTCGCGCATTGGGACGGCATCTGGCTCGGATATAATCATATCGGACCGCCCATCATGCCCATGATTCGTCGCGTAAAGAACTGGCTTAAGGAGGGCCGGGAGGTGCGCATCTTCACCGCGCGCGTGGGTACGCCCGGCGAGCTGGACCTAGCCTGCAAGCCCATAGAGCGCTGGTGCAAGCAGCACATCGGCCGCGTGCTCGCCATTACGGCCACCAAGGACTTCGCCATGACGGAACTATGGGACGATCGCGCCGTACAGGTGGAGTTTAACACGGGCCGGCGCATGGACGGCGCTCCCGATCCGGAGCATTGGACACCTTAAAAAGGAATACGCAAAATGGCCATGTCCCTGCGCGACTTCCGCGTGCTGGAAAAGACGATGATGCAAACGACCTCCACCAACGACGCGGAGGCGCTCAACGCGCTGCGGGCGGCCAACGCCCTGCTCGCCAAGTACAACTACACCTGGGCCGACGCCTTCGCCCGCCTGGTGAAGGTGGATGGCGGCGCGCCGGAGGTGGAGGATGGCGGCGACACCCTGCCGCAGGATAGGCCAGCACCGGCCCGGCGCGATCCCGACCAGGCCCAGATCGAGGAGGCCTTCGGGCGCCTGGAGCGCGTCAACCTGCCCTCCGGCACCGAGCAATTTATCACTTCGCTCAAGGAACAGTGGGATCAGCGTGGGTCGCTCAGCCCAAAGCAAAAGTCGGCGCTATTCCGTAACCTGGATCAATATGCATGAGCAGCGAGGACGGTCTCTGGAAAACCCTGCGCGACAAGGTGGGAGTATTTCTCTGCCTGCACCGCGTGGAGAACGCCTGCGAGCGGGGGACACCGGACGTCGCCTGGGCCGGCAAGATTCCCACCGTCGCGAGCCGCTGCAATGGGTGGCTGGAGCTCAAGAAGGGCGAATGGCCCGCGCGCCCCGAAACCCCCCTGCACCTGCCCAAGCTTTTCAAGGAGCAGGTTCAGTGGCAGGAGGATTGGCACGCGGCAGGGGGGCGGGTAGCGACACTCATCCAGGTGGACCGCGACTATCTCTTTGTCTCGCCGCTCGCGCTGCGGCTCATCTTCGAGCGCCGGCTTCACCGCGCCGCGCTGGAGCGTTACGTTATAGGCACTGGAATCTTTCCTACCACGCAACTCATCAAGAGCCTCATATCATCATGAACAGCACCAACAAGGATTTGACCGACCAGACCTTCGGCGAGCAGCTCTGGCTGTGGCGCCGGCGTGAAGGGATCAAGCAGGTGCACGCCGCCGCGCGCTTCGGGCTCGGGCGCACCTCCTACTGGCTGCGCGAAACGGATCAAATCGAGTTTGAGCTGCCCCGCTGGTGGCGCTATGGGGTGGAGCCCTCGGTTGGGGACCTCTGCGCCCTGGCCCGGCGCCGTACGGGCCTCTCCCTGCGCCGGACGGCCGCCAGGATGGGGATCAGCCACGTGATCCTGCTGCGCCGGGAGGCCGCCAGCCACCCGGACCTGCGGGCCTTCTGGGAGGGCCGCGGCTTCCGCTTTAGCTAAGTCCTTGAAATTGCAGGCTTAAAGGGGCCTGCAAAATATCTTCATGCGGGGGTTTACATTTGTTCAGGGCCGTGGTGTAGTCCTCCCAACAGAACCCAAGGAGGTCTTCAATGACCAACAATGATAAATACGCCCTCATAGCCTGCTTCACCTTCCCAGGGCAAGATACGGTCTGCAAGACCTTCATTGGGTTTTATCCCACCTTTGAGCAGCTCCTCGCGGCCGCGGACAGCGGGGTGGTCGGGCACAAGCCCGATTTGACCAGCGAGCTGGTCGGCTACGACTATCTGGAAATTTCCGAAGAAAATTAAAATCAACATAGGAGGTCTTCAATGGCCAAAATCCAATATCACAGCGTGAGCGTGCTTTACGGCTCGCGGACCTACGACTGCACCAACGGGGGCCTCTCCTCCAAGCACGAACGCTTTTTGGTCGCCCTCAGCGACGCCGACGGCGAGGCCCTCAAGCGGGAGCGCGCCGACGATCATCCCACTCCCATTCTGGTACTGGAGCAGCACGTTCCCGGCGCGATCCGCGTCCGCCCGCTCAAGTCCGAGCAGTCCAAGTGGGTCATGTTCGGCGGCAACTACGCCAAGGGCGACAGCTCCTTCGGCGAGGCCGTCGCCAAGCTCCTTGGCACCCGGGTCCGCATGTACGACCCCGTGGCCATCCACGACCGCGTAGAATAGAGAAAAGGGAGAGCTTCAATGCTCCAGACCATCAAGAAACCCACCTTCCAACCCTCCCCCAACCAGGTCGCCATCTTTGACTTCGTGGAGCGCGGGCGCGGGTCCGCGATCGTGGAGGCGGTGGCCGGCTCAGGTAAGTCCACCACCATCAAGCAGTGCGTGCTCCGCATCCCGACAAGCAAGTGCATTCACATTTTCGCCTTCAATGTCATCATCGCCAAGGAGATGCGGGAGGCCATTGAAAAGCTCGGGAAGGATACCGGCCGGGACATGTCCCGCGTGCGGGTCACGACCTTCCATTCGGTCGGCTTCTCCGCCATCTGCAAGCGGCTCAACAAGAAGCCCGACCAGGTGGAAACGGATTCCAGCAAGGTCCGCAAAATCCTGCAGGAACAGCTCTCCGAGGAGGACTATGATACCTACGGGGCCTTCTGCGCCAAGCTCGTCGGGCTCGCCAAGGGCCAGGGCTTCGGCGCGCTGGTGGCGGCTGATACCAACGACTGGCTGGACCTCATCCACCACCACGACCTGTTTCTGGATTCCGAGGAGGCCAGCGAGGAGGCCGCGGTGCAGTTCGCCCGCAACGCCCTGCGCCGCTCCAATGAGCTCGCACGCGAAGCCGTGCTGGACTTCGACGATCATCTCTACATTCCACTCCTCTGGAAGCTCCGGCTGTGGCAGAACGACTGGGTATTCATTGATGAAGCCCAGGACACGAACCCGGTGCGCCGCGCCATCGCCACCAAGGCCCTGCGCCCGGGCGGCCGGCTGATCGCGGTCGGTGATCGCCATCAGGCCATCTACGGCTTTACCGGCGCGAGCCACGACGCCATGGACCTCATCAAGAACGCCTTCAACTGCGCCGAGTTCCCCCTGTCCGTCAGCTATCGCTGCGGCCGCCGCATCGTGGAGCTCGCCAAGACGCTGGTGCCGCAGATCGAGGCGGCGCCGGGAGCGCCCGAGGGAGCCATCACGCATACCACCCTCAAGGACGCGCTTACCCGGCTTTCCAATCGGGATGCCATCATGTGCCGCAACACGGCGCCCTTGATCGACTTGGCTTTCAGCCTAGTCGCTCAAGGCAGGGGGTGCCGGGTGCTGGGCCGGGAAATCGGCGCCAACCTGGTGAACCTCGTCCGCCGGCAGAAGGCCAAGGGCCTGCAGAACCTGCTGGACAAGCTGGAGCGCTATCGCGAGCGGGAGGTGGCCAAGGCCATCTCCGAGGGCAACGAGGCGCGCGCGGAATCCATCACCGATCGGGTGGACTGCATCAAGATCGTCGCCGAGCACCTGCCTGAGAACCAGCGGACCGTGCCGGCGCTCATCGTCAAGATCGAGGGGCTGTTCGGCGAGGCCGGCGAGGCCGACGTGCTCAGCCTCTCCACCATGCACAAGCTCAAGGGCGCGGAGTTCGAGCGCTGCGCCATCTACAAGCCGGAGCTGTGCCCGTCCAAGTCGGCGAAGCAGGAGTGGCAGCTGCAGCAGGAGTACAACCTAATGTACGTTGGCTATACCCGCGCGAAGCTTGAACTTATGTTCGTGGGAGGCTGAGCATGAACCGGAAAGAAGCCAAGAAGGTAGCCTGTCCCACCTGGCTACCGCCAGGTTCACGGCGAGAGCAGCTGGGAGCTGGACGCGCTGCCACCGGAGTACATCGCGCAAATCATTGAGGATGCCGTGCGCAAGTTCCGCGATGAGAAGCTGTGGGAGGAGAGCCTGGCGATCGAAGCGGCCGACAAGGATGACATTGATATTCTGATTGAGTCGATGGGAGAAAGCCAATGACCAAAACCTTTTACGCAGTAAAATGTCCCTGTGGGCACGCAAGCTGCAAGAGCTGGTTCGTGGACCCAGCGGCTGCCGTCCAGGGCGTCTCCTTCACCGAGGAGGAGGCCAGGGCCGTAGCCGGCTTCCTCAACCGGCGCCAGCAGCCGATCCCCGAGGCCATCGTCAAGCGCTGGGAGGTGGACTGGTACGTTTGCCGCGCCGATCGCGATGACGTGGCCTATGAAAAACAGCGCGCCAAGGAGGAGGGTCGCAAAGCCGCCTACACCGAAGCCGGCGCCGAGATGTGGCGCATGGCGCGCGGCATCGGGCCCATTACCGCGGAGCACGCCCATTGGGGCGGCCTCCTGCTGGAACTGGACAAGCGGCAGGTGGACTGGGTAACGCGCGCCTGCGTCAGCTACGAGGCCGCCGGCCACCCCTTTCCGGAGCGCGTGTCATGATTGTCGGCCTCGCCATCGGCTTTATCACCGGCGTCCTGTTCACCTGCTGGCGCTACCACGTCAACGCCGGTCCGATCGTCCGCCAGGCCGAGCGCGTGGCCCGGGTCTTCGCTACCTGCGAGGGCGTGCCCATTGGGCCGGAGCTGCAGGAGCTCGGCCGGCGCGTTTATCGCTTAAGGGATATGAAATGAGCCAAGATCGCTTTACCATTAAAGAAGGAGACCTCATCGTGGAGCAGCCCAAGTCCGCCCTCATGGAGCTGGTGGAAGCAGCCGTGGAGGCGGCGCAGGCCCAACTTGCCCAGCATGGCGGAATCGATCCTACCTTTTTCATCATGACCGAGCACCGGCTCCGCGTCGTAATTGCACCCTTCAACACCGAGTTCGAAAAAGCGCACGCCTACGCCACCGTGCGCAAGCTCATCGCCGATACCGGCGCCTGGGGCTACGTCATGGTGAGCGAGGCCTGGGCCAGCACCGATCCCGACGTGAAGCCGGCGGACGCCGAGGATCGGCGCGAGGTACTGGCGGTAATGGCGCGTGCTATTGGCGGCGAGAGCTATCACGCCTCGGCCGACATCGCCGCGGCCTCGGGGAAGGAGCCCCGAAAGATTGGCGTACTGGAGGAGCTGGATAAAAACTCCCTCTCCGGTGACGCCACCAACTTCTTCAGTCCACACGCGAGGATAATGTGAGCAAGAAACTAATTGAAATCGACTTCGGTGACGTGGAGCTAAACACGGTAGCGCTGATAGGAAGCTGGATAGACTACGGGGTGCTTTATGGCTACCCGGAATGCTGCACCACCGCCTTTTGCCAGATGATGCTGAACCTGCTGCCGCAGCCGCCGCGCGGTCCCTGGACCGGCTCCGGCTTCATTCCATGCGCAGAGTGCTGCAAGGTCATCAAGGCCATTGGCATGCGAAGCTACGTGCGCCAGGTGATTGCTCCCAAGCGTCAGTTTATCAAGCCCTTTCCCACCGACGAGCTCGGCACCCCCGATTGGAACTGCCCATGACCTGCTACGAACCCCCGCCGCCACCAAAGCCCTGCGGCCCCCTGTTCTACGCGATCGTCTTCACCGTCAGCCTGGCGGTGATTGTTGGCTTGCTGGTGGAGCTGCAGGCGCTCGTCGCACTGCTGGAGCCAGGGGGTATGGCGGGCGCGCGGTGGCTGTGATAGGCTGGTGGGGTCTGAGATGTTGAACCAACTGGTTGAACCAAGGTGGGAGGGTTATATGTGAACGTGCAGAGAGTTACGACCGATGAAAAAGAAAAGGCCCGCTCGGGGAGAACCCGGCGGGCCTTTTTATTTCTGCAATGATCCAGCGACTTTTAGTCGGGCTGGCTCTGAATGATGCTGCTCTGCAATTTCACGCGGTCCAGCAGGGCGTCGATGTCGGCCTGGGTGGGCTCGCCGCCGTTCTCGAACAGCTTTTTGAAGTCCTCGATGGCGCGCACGATGGCCGGCTCCAGCGTCGGAAAGAGCGCCAGCACCTGCAGCACGATGGCCAATACCTGTTGAGCGTTCAATGGCGCCTCCTACTTCTTGAGGATCGCGCCGGCCTGCGCGATCGTGGTTTCGGCCGAGATGATGGCCTGGATGGCGGCGGTGAGCTCGCCGCCGTCACCGACGTTGGTGTTCATCACCTTTCGCGCGGTCTCAATGGCCGTGCTCGCCGCCAGGTCTGCCGCCTTCATTTTGGCGTGCAGCGCCTGGTCGCGACAGATAGGCGTGGACCCGTTGCACACCGGCAGATTGCCATAGGCGATGACGGCTGGCTGATAGACGTCGGCATAGGTGGTGATCGCCACCTGCGTCGCGCGAATGGCATCGCTGGCCACGTCGGGATTGGTCTTCTGCAGGAGCGCGCAGGCACCCAGGCTTAGAGCTAGGCTGCCGGCGAGCGCAAGCATCTTCAATGCGTGTTTCATGCTTCTCTCCGGGTTACTACGATGGAAACATTCCAGCCGCAGTGAAAGACCGTCCGATTGCCGCGTCTTACTTCGCACCCGGAGGGGAGAAGGTGTCCGCAGGAGTATGGCAATCGGGCGGCCCGTCGCTGAGGCCGATTAGCGATGCGAGGAAAGCAGACCAATGATAAGGCCAATAAATCCACCAAGAAGCGTCATGAGCCCGAACCAGGCTTTTTGACCACCGGTCATCTGGTTGAATTTGCTGAGGAGGTCTTTCAAATCGGTCTTAATAATATTCATGTCAGTTACGTACTGGGCCTTGAGGTCTTCCATCTCCCTCTCCAGAACGGCGATGCGGGCTTCGTCGGATAATTGGCTCAACTTGGGAACCCTTCTGTGGGTGGGGCGTTATTCGCCCATGCTGATATTCTTTAAATCGGCCGGCGAGGGCCTTCGAGACGGGTTCCAGCTGGGGGTTCTCCTTACCCGCTTAGTGCTGGATTTGGCCCGCCTAGAGCTCTTGGGATGGCGCTTGCGGCGCGTCCAGGCCCACCTGCTACGGGTCCACGCAGCCTAGCGCCCGCCGGCGCGCGGCGTAATCGCTTAGGGCGAGCCGGGTGCTTCGGGTGTCCCCGAGGGTTCCCCGGGCGTAGCCGAGTGGGTCCGAGGGTTCCCGAAGCGCCGCCTCCACGTCCGCCACCGTCACCCCGGGCTTGCCGGCCTGGAACGGAATGAAGGGAAGCTCGGTGCAGGCCAGGGGCTTAGTCGGGATGGGGTCGCCACGGGCGACGATCGGCGGCGGGGGATTCTCGATCGAGCAGGCGCCCAGCATCAGCACCCCGCTGGCGATCGCCAGCCTCAACAGCTCTGCGAACCTCATCAAGCCCTCCTTGCGCGTTGTCGCGCTCGGTTTCCGCTCGGCCCAGCTGCCGTTCGGAGCTTGGCTTCAGCAATCGCCAGAGCTTCAAGCCCAACGATGCAATGGCCAGCAGGATATTTATAACCCACAAGGTGTTACACCTTCGTTATTGATTTAGGTGGGGGCGCGAAATCCTTCACAATTTCCTCCGCCGTCTTTACCGTTACCGGCTTCGGCGGAATGGTACCATCATTCTTGTCCACCACCGAACCGTCCTTGGTCACGGCTGAACCGCTGACCGTGAGGTTGATGCCGGCCTGCACGGCCGCGGCGATGGCACGCTTGAGAGTCACGAGCTTCTCGAAGACGGCCCAGACCATCGGTCCAACGATCATGATTGAACCGGCAACCTGCATCACCACCGAATAGGCGTGCGTGTCGCCCAGGTTGAGCGATACCATCGCGGCGCCGAGCGCAATCAGCAGGCCGCGAGCGGCGGCGAAGACGGCAACGATATTCGGATTCATTATTTATTCTCCTGGATATTTTCATTGGGCTTGCGACTGGCGGCAAGCGTAGAGACAATCGCGGTGAGACAGTTGCTGACGACGAACATGATGAAATTATAGAAGTTGTCTATCTTGACCTCTAGGTTCAACAAGCGCGCGGCGATAAATCCAACCGTGATCGAAAACACGCACCACACGACGATGATCGCCAGGGTATAGGCGAATACCAGCGCAATTTTCCCCTTGATGTCTTCACTCATAATAGCTCCAACACGTTCGGCGCGTTCAATCCTTCATCCAACTCTCTGGTCACGCGCGCGATAATCTCGCCGCGCGTGATGTGACCGTCATGGTTCAGGTCCAGCCCCCTGTTCTGCAGGTAAAGCTTGGGACGCTCCGGATCGTCGCGCTCAAAGATCACTGCGGTATCCAGCTTGCCGATCATTCCCGGCCACAAGATCGCGCCGTAGACGTCGCCCAGCGACTTGAGCCGGCGCGCCCAGGGCTTGAAGAACAGCTCCACGTACAACAGCTGGTCCTCGGCCTTGAGGGTGGCGAGCTCCTCCGTGGTGGTGCCCAGGGCAGTCGCGGTGGCGGGCATAAACTGAATGAGCCCAACCGCACCCGAGCCAGCCGCGTTGCGAATACAGGGGGAGAAGGTGCGGCCGGTTTCGAAGGCCATGCAAGCCATGAGCCATGAGGGTTCCGAGATACCGAGGCGCGCGCTCATGGAGATGGTAGCGCGGGCGAACTGCTCTGAAACCTTCTGGCCCCAGGCGAGCTGCATCAGCGGTACCGATAGGTGGTAAACAGGTTGCCACTGTTGGCAAAATCGCTGATGACGTATCCGGAATTTATGCCCCACTGCCACAAGGTATCCCAGGCTAGCTTGGCTTGGGTCTCCAGCGATGGGTGCAGCGCGAACATGGCTAGCGCACCGATCGTATCGAAGTAGTAGCCCTTAACCTCACCACTGTTCTGGTTGGTCACCGTGCCCGCAGGCAGGAAGGTCTGGGGAACGTTGGGGCCAGCAGGTGGGGGGCTGATTTGCCACTCCTTACCCGAAGTATTGTTGGGCATATTGGTGCGTGCGAAGGGCCGCAGGATATTGACGGTACAGGTGGTAACCGGGTTGAAACCGCTTTGCGAAACGGCGGTGATCTGCGCCAAGCCGGCAAAGAACGACGTGCCGGTGCGGGCGTTGGTGAACTGCACACGGTTGGTGAGGCCGGCATCCGTGAAAAGTTCAAAGGTCGTGGCAGTGACGTTTCCGGCATAGTAGGTGGTGCCGAACGTCAAGGGATCGGCCATTGCAGGCTGACCAAAGCCGGAGGGGCGCGTCGTCGGCGTTGCCTGGATCGCCTGCCCATTCACGAAGGGATGGCCGCCGGAGATCGTCACCGTCCACGGGCTGCTGGTCAATAGAGTTGAAGTGTAGAGCGTATCCGCGATGTAGGCTCCCACCATATCGCTAAAGAAGACGGCAGAGCCCGTAGTAACCGTTACACCAGAGCCCGAAGCCGCGCTCAGGGTCAGCGAGGTGTTGGGCCGGCTATAGCTAACGGAATAGTCAGCCATCTGAGACGGAAAATATTTCATATAAAGCGGAAAAATCTGCGAGAAGTTTCCGATGAAGGTACCATCGCAGAAATCGGCGAAGGGCACGTCGATTGATTTATACTGCCAGCGCGGGTTAATGTCGGTCGTGTTTAGAATGTTCTGGACGACGGACTGCCCATACCACTGCACGAAATTGAGCATCTCTGCGGTGGCCTTGCCATTGGAGATGATACCGCCGATGGTGGACATAAGGTAATTGGTTTGGAAGGTCTGCGAGCTGCTGACGGTAGAGTTCTTGTCGCCGCCGACCAGCCAGCGGAAATTGCCATAGCTGGCCTTGTTGAAGCCGTTGGGGTTGTTGCCGGGCGCCGTCGAGGAATAATAATCGTCAAGACCGCTGCCCTTGCTGGGGTTGGTCAGCATCCGGGTGGTGTAGGTCTGGAAGATCGACATGGGCGCGAGCACGCCGACCTCGGCGTTCTCGTTGTGATGTATCCAAGCCTGGCTGGGAGACTTCAGGTTCCAGGCGGTCCACCGTATCTGGTTTCCGCTGCTGGGCGTGGCGGGCCGATCGTATCCCAGGCCCCAGGAGGAAAGATTCGCCGTCCAGCGCATGAACGCTTCGTACTGCAGTCCCCGCAGCAGGAAGGGATCGCCGGACATGACCGCAGCCATGCGGAAACGCGTATTCTGGTGCGCGCCGTCGATGTTGTACCAGTTGAAGCCGGAACTGAGTCCGCCCACCGCGCCGTCGTAACCGTTCGCCTGCGCGGCCGTGGTATAAAGAATTGGTCTGGTACCTCCGGAGCCCGTGCTGCAGCTTGGGTATGTCGCCATGTCCGGGCACATGCCGGTCGTTTCGTCGCGCAGGTACATCGGGGTGTACATGCAGTTGAAACGGGCGCGCTCGTAGGTATCGCGCCAGGCGTCATAGGTCTGGCAGACGAGCCATTGGACGTCGAATTCGCTGTCGGAGCTGAGGCCTGCCGCCGCGCCAGACTGCGACTCAAAGATCGGGAAGCCGAAGACCTGGCCGTTGATGGTCGCGTTTCCGGAGGAATAGAACGGGTTGTAATCAACGCTATCGGGAAAATTCGTGGAGGACCCCTGTGGCCAGCCATTCAACAGGGCAATTTCCGCCGTGGCATTAGTAGCGTAGTCGCTCTTGGTAACGTCATTGATTGCGTAGTTGGAAAAGACCTTCGTGCCCAGCAGATAGGTCGAGTCGAAGGAGACGTAATTGCGCGGTGTCCCGTTCATCCAGGTCCGCTGATGCAGCGCGTTGTGGTTTGGAATATGACAACCCAAAATTCGCCAGTTACCCGGCGCAACCGTGCCTCCGAAGGTGACGTTGCCACCCTTGTTGGAAACGGCGTTGGTGGGGCAATCCAGGCCACCCGTCCCCAGGTTGATGTTGCTTGGCGTGCCGCCCGTATAGGTAACGCCGGTAATCTTGTCCCAGGCGCCGATATTGACAATGTTTCCAGCGGCCGGACCAGTGAAGTTTTGCGTGGTCGGGGTTGAGCTTCCGTGCAGCGTGCCGGCAACGGTAAACGTCAGCGCCGAATTGTCGTTGGGTGAATAAAGAAAGCACGAGCCACCCCAGCGGCCGGGATAGGCAACCCCGCTATACGCGGCGTTTCCAGTGATGGTCAGCGTACCGCCCGCCGTGCTCTGCTGGCGACACACAGAACCAATCAGACATGGCGCCGGGAGGAGGCAAGCGTTGGAAGCGGTGGTATTCTTGCTGATAACCGCGCCAGTGCCACCCGACACGGTGAGCGTGCCCAACGTCCCCATGGTTAGCAACTGATTACCACTGATCGGGCCATCATAAATATTGATGCCCAGCAGCCCACCCGTTGCGGAATCGACGATGGCGCTGCAGAGCGCCGTACCACCGCTGTTGGTCACGGTAGAGGCGGAGGTATAACCACTACCCGGCGACGTCACCGTAGCGTAGCCGGTAGCTCCCGTGCGGAAGATGTAAGCGAGTTGTCCCTGCGCCTCCAGAATGCGGCCAATATGGCGCTGCTGGAAGGTAAAGGTGCCACCAGTCAGATAGGCGCCATTGGCCTGCGAGGCGGGAAGTGTCGAGACACGGCCAAGCGTCAAGTTGAGGGTGTTGTCCGGCGTTTCGGCCAACCGCTGCCACGCGATGTTGGTCTGCGCCATGCCCTGATAGAGGGTCAAATCGGCGAAGAAATAGTCGCCATTGTTGACGCCGATCGCCGGATTACCAAGTCCGAGAACCCCGTTCTCAATGACGCAATCGGTGCAGATGTCTAGCACCGTGTTGCCGTTGTGATAGACGAAAATCCAAAACTCAGCCAGGAGGATGGGATGCGGCGTCGCGCCGTTCATCAACGGCATGGTCGCGCAGAAGCAGTCCATGAAGGCGCCGGTATAAAAGGTACCCCGATAGGAAGCGGCGGTCATCGACCAGGAAGTTGAGCCATTCATCGCGGTGAGCGCGTCGGCAGTCCAGGTTATGCCGTTGATGTCCACCCCAACCCAGTTCGCAGTCGCGGTATTGGTATTTAACGTCATGTAAGATATGACGTTAGCCTTGGACATTCCCGCGGCCACCGACTGGCCGGCAACCTTGATGATGTCCAGATTTGTGCCCGGAATGGAATTGCCGCGTGGGTCTACGACGGTTCCAGTACCCAATGACGGGATTTGCGCCGCCATCACGGCCTGCCGCACCGAACCGTCCGGCCAATAGTTCATGGCGAACATATTGGTATTGGTTAGCGGTGTGGTGGAACCGGACGGCGCGTGTACCGCCGTATAGCCGGCCGGCAGCTCCCCCTGCTCAAACAGCATGCCGTGCCGGATGATGGAGTTGGTCTGCGTCGAGCCCGCCAGGTTGCGAACCCCAACGCTGGTAATCAGGGTACCAGGGGGAGAAGTCTGGGCTGCGCCACCGGCAAAGATAAAGGCCACAGCCTTTTCAACCGGCGCGCCGCAAAGCAGCCCCGCAAATCCCAATGCCATGAGCGTACAACGACGCGAGACATTAAAACGCTTGGCTAGCTTCTGCTCGTAGGGCGATTTGTATCGGAAGAATTTCATGTATCTTTTGTTCCGATCAGCCTTGAACCCAAGCCGTGCCATTGTACCAAACTTTGCAAACGGTCGAACCGCCGCCGGTGGGAGTAGTATTGAAACTGCAAGCAGCATTCGCATCAGTAACGTAGGCCATGGAGCCGGTAGCTGGAGAAGCGGGTAGACCTGCGACCGTATATCCCTTGAGGGTAAGCACCCCAGCCTGCATCGACATGCCGTTGGTATCGATGCGAACTTGCTCAGTGTTATTGGCGATTAGTGACATGTTACCAGATGCCTGCGCGCCGATACCAGCCGCCGTACTGGCCCGATTCGGCAAGATCGAGGCCGCGGTCGCCGATGCGGCAGCGTTGAGCAAACGTGGACCACTGGAATTGTTAACGGTATATCCAGAACCGCCCATGGTTACTTGCAATGTCCCGCCGGTATATATGCTAACAGCATTTCCGGAAGAAGCTTTTAGATCAATACCGCCATTAGTTGAGGTATCGATAGTAATGCTTCGACCAACACCCGTGCCGGTTTTACCAGTCGTAAGAACAAGAGAATTACTCACCCAGGACAAGCTACCAAATTCCGTGTTGGTTGCACCCGGAGTACCAACATTGAAAAGTTGAACTTTCTGACCAGCCGTACCGAAGTTCAAGTCGCCAGCTGCGATATAAACGGCGCTCTTGGCGCTTATCGTTTCATTGGTGCCGGTAACGGGAACGCCAGCCACATAGAAGGTAGCGGCGTGCGTGGTCGTTACCCCCGTGTTGGTTGCGGCCAGCGTCGGCGCCTCCACCGAGTGCGCAGCGAATACCGCGGCGGTGCCGGAAGCTGCGGTATTATTATCGGTGAAGGTAGCCGCGGCCAAGTCAAGACCGAGGCCCACCGCCGAGGGCGTACCCGATACGTTGCCGGTGAATGTTGCGGTATAGGACGAACCGCCACCGCCGCAGGAACCCCAGGTCATCGCGGATGCACCACCGCCACCCGACTTTAGGCAGTCGCCGGCGCTGCCGGCCGTGGTGGGCAGATTGAAGTTGAACGTTCCAGCCGCAGCCTGCACCGCGATCGATACCGTCCCCGAGGTGGCACCCGAAAGATTGACCTTGCCCTGCACCGAACCGGCCGTTCCCGCCGCCAGGGTGCCGCTGGAGAAGGTCAGCGCGGCGTTGCTCGTGCAGGCTCCCGCGCCGCTATCGGTCAGCACCTGATTGGCAGAGCCGGAAGGCACGCAACCAGAGCCACCGCCCGGAGGCGCGGCCCAGGTGCCATCGGCGCGCAAGAAGTTGGTCGTGCCGCCACCCGAAGCGGGCGCGAGGCCCTTGGCTCCAGATGTAAAGGCATCGAGCAGGGCGGTCGCCTGCGTGCCCGTCATCGCGTTCCCGTAGCTGGTTGAGCCACTGTTATTGCCAAAGAAGGTGTTATTGGCCAGCTTTGGCAAGCCCACGATGGCGTCATAATCCGTGCCATCCGACGCCAAGCTGAGACCCTGACCGGCCTGCAGCGGAATTGACGTTAAGCCCGCAATCGTGCTGGTGGTCGGAGTCAGCGTCGCAACACCAGCGCCATTGTTGTACAAATTGGTACCATAGCCAGCTCCAAAGCTGCCCGTGGCCTGCGGCACCGTCACCGCGATCGAACCGGCGTTCGCAAAGGTCACGAGCTTGCCGCCGTCGCTGGAGAGCAGCGTGTAGGTCGTGCCGGTCTGCGCGTTCAGCGATTGACACCACGAAACCGTCGCGCCGCCCGCGGTAATGGGATTGGTGGTGGAGCTGCAGAGCCCAGCGCCCAGCGTCAGGTCCGTAATGCCCGAGCCACCCCCTGCTGGAACGGCCCATTGCCCATCGCCCCGCAAGAAGGTGGTGGAGCTCGGCGTGCCGGTAGCCCCGCTGATTGCGGTTACGCAGGCGATGGCTGCGGCCGTGCAGCCGGTGCCGCCTTTGGTAACCGGCACCGCCGCGGATAAGCCGGTGGACGGCGGAAGGCCGGTGGCGTTGGTGAGGGTAAGCGTTGACGGCGTGCCCAGGTTGGGAGTGGTGAGGGTCGGGCTCGTCCCAAACACCAGCGAGCCGGTGCCGGTTTCATCCGTCATCGCTGAAATCAAATTGGCACTGGAGGGCGTACCCAGCCACGTCGCGATGCCCGTTCCCAGGCCGCTCACACCCGTGCTAATCGGCAAACCTGTACCATTGGTCAAGGTAACGGACGTGGGAGTGCCGAGAGCTGGAGCCGTCAGCGTCTTGTTGGTGAGGGTCTGCGTTCCTGTCAGCGTAACGATTGCCGTGGAGGCAATGCCGCTGTCCTTGATGAGGGTTCCGGAGGTGCCATTAAAGGTTACTACGTTGTCGGCTACGGCGGAGCCGGGACCACTGACGTTGCCGCTGCCGGCCGGCGTTGCCCACTGCCCATCACCCCGCAGGAAGGTAGTGGAGCTTGGCGTTCCCGTGGCGCTGATGCCACCGATCGGAAGGCCGGAAGCGTTGGTCAAGGTAAGCGCGCTGGGCGTGCCCAGATTAGGGGTGGTGAGGGTCGGGCTCGTGCCAAAGACGAGCGCGCCCGAGCCGGTCTCGCCCGTTACGGCGGTCGCCAGGTTGGCGCTGGAGGGTGTGCCCAGCCACGTAGAAACGCCGGCGCCCAGGCCAATAAGGCCGGACAGGGGGAGGCCGGAGGCGTTGGTGAGGGTGATGGCGCTAGGCGTTCCCAGGTCGGGCGTGACCAGCACCGGCGAGGTGAGGGTTAGAACTCCGGCGCTGAACACCGCGCTGGAGATTCCGCCAAAGGAGCCGCTGTTATTGTACTGCAGCTGCGTGTTCAAGCCGCCGGGAGAGCCGCCACCGCCACCGCCGCAGG